GAAGGTAAAAAGAAGATGCCAGGAGTTGCGTATGATTAATAATGTGCTACAATGGACAGGTACTGCCTGTTTCATCACCATGTACTCTATAATGAGTTTCTTTCCACACTTGCACCCGTGGAACATTGTGATGGGTTGTGCAGGCGGTGTGCTGTTTTTTGCATGGAGCATTAGGGTAGCCAATCGCCCGCAACTGATCGTGAACTCAGTGGGTGTGTTGGTTTGTGTGGCAGGTTTAGTTAAAGCATGGAGTTGATATGGGACTAGATATGTACGCCTACGTGGCAAAGAAAAAAGATGAGATGAAAGAGTACTACGAGAGCTATGACTACGAAACGGACTCTGGTCCTGTGGCCAAGCCTCGTGAGATTGCCTACTGGCGCAAGCATCCTAACCTGCATGGTTGGATGCACAAGCTGTGGGAAGAAAAAGGCCACTCAGGTAGCTTCAATGGCGATGAGCTGGAGCTCACTTGGGAAGATCTGGACAGATTGGAATACGTGGTCAAGCATAAGGAACTACCCGGCACGTCTGGATTTTTCTTTGGCAATGACGCCGACGATCACTACCAGGCCGAGGACCTGAAGTTCATTAATGAGGCCCGGGCAGAAATAACCCGTGGCTGGCGAGTGTTTTATAATTCGAGTTGGTAAAATGAAGTTTATAGTGTACAAAAAAGGTTCAGGTGAGTTGATTGGCATGTATGCCAAGGAAGGCTCAGCACGAGCTCAGGTTACTAAGCACAACAAAAAGCTCATGTTGGCCTTGCTTGGTAACACACTTAAACCTTACCAACTTGAACAGGAAGAAGAATGGAGTTCATGCACATGGGCAGAATACGAAAGCATCTTCTTCCAGTGGTATGCTATTAGCAATCGCTTTGGCTACAGGGGCTATTTGTGATGTGTTGTGAAAATACAACAACAAACAAATAGACAATAATTCAGTTTAATCGTATACTACGTATACAAATTCATCAACTAGGAGTTCACAATGGCAACAAAAGAGAAACTTACAGAAAATCGTACAGTCACCAGCACCACTGCACGTAAAAGCATTCTACGGTGCTTTGACAAAAAGCGTCCGCTGTTCCTTTGGGGCCCTCCTGGGATCGGCAAGTCCGAACTGATTGCTGGCATTACCAGTGAGATGGATGGTTTGATGATTGACTTGCGCATGCCTTTGCTTGAGCCCACTGACCTGAAGGGCATCCCCTACTTTGATCGTGACAAAGGCGTGATGAACTGGGCACCTCCGATTGACTTGCCCAGCGAAGAAACTGCCGCAAAGTATCCTATCGTGGTGTTGTTCTTGGACGAGATGAATGCCGCGGCTCCGGCTGTGCAAGCATCTGGTTATCAACTTATTTTGAACCGCCGTGTTGGCAACTATCGCTTGCCAGACAATGTGGTAATTGTTGCGGCTGGTAACCGTGAAAGCGACAAAGGTATCACATACCGCATGCCAGCACCGTTGGCAAACCGTTTCGTTCACTTGGAAATGCGTGTGGACTATCAGTCTTGGGAGACCTGGGCTGTGAAGAACAAGATGCACAAGGACGTGGTTGGTTACTTGGGCTTTGCCAAGCAGGACCTGTTTGACTTTGAGCCACGTAGTTCTGGTCGCAGTTTTGCTACTCCACGCTCTTGGACTTTTGTGAGCGAGCTGTTGGATGACGGCACTCCTGACGCAGAGTTGGTAGACTTGATTGCAGGTACTGTAGGTGAAGGTGTTGCTATCAAGTTCATGGCTCACCGCAAGATTGCAGGACAGATGCCCAAGCCTGAAGAAGTGCTCAGTGGCAAAGTCACTACACTGCAAACCAAAGAGGTCAGTGCTCAGTACTCCTTGGCAATTAGCCTGTGCTACGAGCTGAAAGATCACTACACTGCCGCTGGCAATGACAAGACCAAGATGGATGGTTTCCATGGCATGTGCGATAACTTTATCCGTTTCATGATGGATAACTTTACAACTGAGCTGGTTGTTATGGGTGCTCGTGTTGCACTTACCACATACAACTTGCCATTGATTCCCAACAAGCTCAAGAACTTCGACGAGTTCCACAAGCGTTTTGGCAAGTACATCTTGGCGGCAAGTGCCAAAGAGACACGTTAAACAACACAGGGGCCGAGGCCCCTGTGTTGACGTAAATTGCAGTAAATTGTATAATAACTATATACAACACAGGAGCCTGAATGTCTAATAACACAACCACAGCAACAGAAAAAACCAAAGCAAAGATTGTAACAGATCCCAAGATTGATCTGATTGCACGTGAGAAGCTGATCACTGCTCGTATTGCACTGTTACTCAAGGCGCCGTTCTTTGGCAACCTTGCCACACGTATGAAGCTGATCAATGCCGACGACTGGTTGAGCACTGCGGCCACAGACGGACGCAACTTCTACTATTGCAGTGAGTTCATCAACAAACTGCCTGCCAAACAAGTGGAGTTCTTGTTTGGACACGAGGTGCTCCATGCTGTATACGATCACATGGGCCGACGTCAGGATCGTCATCCTAAGATCTCTAACATTGCCGCAGACTATTGCGTTAATGCAGACTTGATTGACCAAAAGGTTGGCGAGCGCATCAACGTGGTACCCATGCTGTATGAGCCCAAGTACCGCGGCATGGCATATGAAGAAGTGTATGATGACTTGATGAAGAACGTGAAACAAGTCACACTGGATCAATTGGCAGGCATGCTGTTGGACGAACACTTGGACGGCAACGGTGAAGGCGAAGGTGACGGAGACGGAGACGGAGATGGTGACAAGCCAGGTAACGGCCGCCCACGACTGACCGAAGAGGAAAAGCAAGAGATCAAAGACGAGATCCGTCAGGCTGTGCTCAATGCCGCACAACAAGCAGGTGCAGGTAACTTGCCCGCAGGTGTTCAACGTCTGATCAAAGACTTGACTGAGTCCAAGATGGACTGGCGCGAACTGCTACAAATGCAAATTGAAAGCACATTCAAGAACGACTTTACATGGTCTCGTCCCAACCGCAAGAGCTGGCACATGGATGCTATCATGCCAGGCATGAAGCCAGGTAACACTGTGGATGTGGTTGTGGCAATTGACACTTCGGGTTCAATTAGCGAAAACGATATCAAGATCTTCCTGAGTGAAGTGAAAGGTATCATGGAGAGCTATGACGAGTATCGCATTCGTGTTATCACTTGGGACACTGCGGTGTACAACTTGCAAGAGTTCACAAGCGACAACATGGCAGATATCATGGAGTATGAGCCAGGTGGTGGTGGTGGTACTGATCCTCACTGTGTTTGGGAGTTCTTGCGTGAAAACGAAATTGAGCCCAACAAGCTGATCATGTTCACTGACTTCTGCTTCTTTGGGTGGAGCCCCGAGGAAGTTGAGAACTACTGTGACACGGTATGGATCATCAAAGGCAACACCAGTGCAGAACCTGAGTTTGGTATCTGGGCACACTACGAACAAGTGGAGAACTAATGAAAGAAGTATTTTACTTTTTGCTGTGGCAATGGCGCAAGTGGGAGTTCTGGCAAAAGGGCTGGATCGTGTGCGCCTTTATTTTTGGAGCAGGTGTTTCGGCCTCTGAGCCTTACAAGCCCTACCTAATAGTTGCGCCATTGCTTTTTATTTTTAGCTACATGCTGAAATGGATGTTCTGGGACGGTGTCCGAGATGCTTGGCTACGTTACCAAAAGGAAAAGCGCCAGGTAGTTGATATCTTGTCGCAAAAATAATGCTACAAGATGTCAACCCGTTGAACGTGTTTGGACTGCGCCGCATAGAGCATGCGCCGCCTCACTTTGAAAGTGTGGTGTTTGACCTGCGCACAACAGAAAAGATCATTACAGATTGGATCTATGAAAATCTGTATGGTCGTTTCTTCTTTGGCGAACACTATTACCTAGACGACAAACAGCATGTTCATAAAAGTGCCAAAGTAAGTTTTGAACTGCATAGCGAAGCCAGTTATTTTGGGCTGTTCCTGGATCAGATAAATCAACCAAATACATCTTGGTAAGAAAATTTATTAGCACTTAATCGATATCTTAAATACTTTGCATTCAAAATATTTGGAGATATCAATGCCCGAGCAAACCGTTCAAAACGAGCCCCAGGCTCAAACACAACCGCAAGGCCTTACCTTGCAAGATCTAGTGCTGGTTGCACAGATCATTCAAATGAGTACTGGCAGAGGTGTGTTCCGCGCTGAAGACTTGCTTCAAGTTGGATCCCTATACACACGCCTAATTGCATTCCTTGAAGGCACAGGAGCAATTAGCAAAACACTACCAGCACCAGCAGAAGAGGCCCCTGTGCCTGCACCTGCACCAGTTGCCACAAACACCAAGGAGAAATCAAATGCTAAAGCACGTCGGTAAACACAACGACCGTAAGGTCGTAATTCTATTCAGAGAGGTACCAGGCGAAGATCACATGGCCCTGGTAACATACGGTGAAGTACTTCCCCGTTTGATTCATGACGAGATCATGAAGTGTTTGGAAAGTCCAGTAGGTCAACAGGCCAAGGAATTTTCAGATGCTCTATTCCGCGTGACCATGGCAGACGGTCGTAACTGTCTTGAAGTGTTGCACAAAGAAGGCATGATCAAGAAGGTGCCCACAAATCAAGTTATTGTCACACCAACAGGCAAATCAAATGTTCGTCTTGACGAACTGAACAAAATCCTTAAAGAGATGGAGCAAGGCGAAAGTGCAATCAAACGACTTGCCGAACTTGATGCCGCTCAAGGCGCAACAGGCAAGCAAAAGGCCAGACCAGGTAGAGACCTAGGCGACACTGCTAGAACAGCAGACAAGGCTATTCCTGGCACTGTGGTAGAAACACTAAGTGATGCCGACCTTGCCGCCCAGCGTTTGTCACAAGCAGATAAAATGAAAAAAGAAGCTGCCATGTTAATCGCCGAAGCAGAACGTTTAGTTACTGAAGCTTCTCAACTTGTACCAACGCCTAAGGTAAAAAATGCCGCCACCAAGAAAAAAGTCAAAGCGGATTAAAATAAACGACAGAGAAAGATGGGAACAGATTGTTCGAGGGATTAACAAAAAAGAAGTACCAGTCACAATGCTGGATCACGTGGTAGTGAATCTAGTAGATGGTACCCAAGTAGATGTTAACATTAGAGAGTTATTGGATGAAGGTGTTGACCCAAATGAACTAGAGCAAATGCTCAACACTCGATTGGCAGCATTGGACAACATTATCAAGGACGTGGATTTTCACATCAGCCTTGACAGTGTGGCCCAAACAGTTCAACCAATCACTGACGACTTTCTTAAAAACTTATGATCAATGCTATCTTCGCTGTTGACTATAATGGCAGTATAGGCTTTAACCAAGCCTTGCCCTGGCCCAACATATCCGAAGACATGGCCCGTTTTCAAGAACTCACTAGCAATGGAGTTGTTGTAATGGGCCGTCGCACCTGGGATAGCTTGCCAGCAAAATATCGACCACTCCCAAACAGAATAAATGTAGTTGTCACTACCAACCCACGTCGACTTGGTGTACGCACAATCTCAGGCGATGTACTAAGCGAAGTTCTTGCACTACACAAAGAGTTCTCTGGTAAAACAATTTGGGTGATTGGTGGTAAAGAAATACTTGAAGTTTGTCGCGTTATATGTAATAATCTATATGTCACACACATAAAAGGCAATTACAGATCAGACACCAGGATAAACATGCGAGACTTCCTGATTGGCTTTCGTGCAACCAGTGCATGTCCCAGTGAAGACCGGTCTTGCAATTTCATGACATACAGGAACATTTTACCACTATATGAAGACTTACCACAACGCCCTACAACAGATACTTGACACTGGCGAAGAGCGACAAGATCGCACCGGTACAGGTACCATTGGCCTATTTGGCATGCAACAACGATACAATCTAGCACACGGCTTTCCTGCTGTGACAACAAAGAAGCTGGCTTGGAAAAGCGTGGTTTCAGAACTGCTGTGGTTCATTGAAGGATCAGGGGACGAGAAGCGGCTGCGAGAGATATTACATGGTAGCGCCGAGTCTAGCAAGACAACCATCTGGTCTGCCAATGCCACAGCAGACTACTGGAAACCTAAAGCACAGTTTCCAGGCGACCTAGGCCGTGTGTATGGGGTACAATGGCGCCACTGGAAAACTGCACGACATGCACGTGCAGGCAGTTTCAAAGACAGCTACGGCAGCTACTTCAGTGTGGCCGGTGGTGTACACGAAACTGAAACTGATCAATTGAAACTGTTAATAGACGGTCTATATAGAGACCCGTACGGACGACGACATATATTATCTGCTTGGAACCCTGGAGAATTAGAATCTATGGCCTTGCCACCGTGCCACGTCTTGTCACAGTTTTACGTCGATTCCAAAGGTCGGTTGAGTTGTCAAATGTATCAGCGTTCCTGCGACATGTTCTTAGGCGTGCCTTTCAACATAGCGTCCTATTCCCTACTCACACATATGATTGCTCAAGTGTGCGGTTTTGAAGTAGGCGAGTTCGTTCACGTTCTCGGAGACGCTCACATATATCTCAATCACGTGGAGCAGGTAAAGACACAACTAGAACGCGAACCATACCCGCTTCCGACCTTATGGTTAAACCCTGCTGTGAAAGACATCACCAAGTTCACCATGGCAGACATTGAACTGCGTGACTACACGTATCACGAGCCCATTTCAGCTCCAATGGCAGTATGAAAATGCTCTTGCATGAGTTCACCATGGGAGATGTAGAGGATCCGTATTTGTATGCGGCATTTCCTCTTGGCGAATGGCAGGATACCGAGCAAGGCAAGTTTGTGATGGAACATGCCAAAGAGCCACCCACATTCTACTGCGATCCCGATGCTATCAGCTATGGGTATCGTGTGCGTATTGTAGGCGAGTTCCGTGAAGAAAAATATGCAACCTATTATAGGTTGAAATGGATGTGATATGAGAATACTAGTAACTGGCGGATTGGGATTGATTGGGCACAATGTGGTGCAACGACTTGAAGCCCAAGGGCACGAAGTGTTTATTACAGACACACGTACCACGTATGGACTTGTGCCACAAGCTGAACTCAACAGCCTAATGCCTGAACGACTAAAGAAGATTGCCACAACTCGTATACATGCTGTGGACATCAGTGACCGTGATGGCATGCGTTGGATCTTTGAAACCTACCGGCCAGACACAGTGATTCATCTTGCAAGTTTCCCGCGCCAGAAAGTAGTCAACGTCAATCCACAACTGGGTTCTAGAACCATGAGTGAAGGTTTGCTTAACCTGTTGGAATGTGCAAAAGATTTTCAAGTGTGCAAATTTGTGTACATCAGCTCTAGCATGGTCTACGGAGACTTTGATAACGATGTCACAGAAGACTACCTCTGTCAGCCACAAGGACAGTACGGTATCATGAAGCTGGCCGGAGAATGGTTGGTTAAAGATTATGCTCGCAAGACCGGCATGGTATACACTGTTATTCGACCCAGTGCTGTGTACGGTGAACTGGATGTGGAGGACCGTGTGATCAGCAAGTTTGTGCTCACTGCCATGCGCGGTGGTACACTAAAGGTCAACGGCATGAATGAAACCCTGGATTTTACCTATGTGGGAGATGCCGCTGACGGTATTGTTGCTGCCACTGTCAGCAAAGAATCCAACAACCGGATCTACAACATTACCAAGAGCCACAGCAAGACCTTGTACGAGGCCGCACAACTGGCATGCAAGATTGTTGGCCGTGGCACAATTGAAGTGCGTGAAAAAGATGCAGACTTCCCTAGCCGTGGTGCGCTGAACATCAATGCCGCAAGACAAGACTTTGGGTTTGATCCCAAGGTAGACATTGAAGAAGGATTTCAACTGTACTACAACTGGCTTAAAAACTTTCCTTACCATCAAGGATAAGTCATGCGCTTAGGTTATCAACACCACAGCGCAGTATCAGATTTAGTTGCGCCAACTGAACTGAGCTATCATGCAAAAATAATTGTAGATGCAATGAGTAACGATCCGTTTGTTACTCAACGATCCATTGCTGAACGTTTTGCAATTGACAAACAAAGTCACCTATCAGCCATTGCAGAAATACGTGCCAGTGCGTGGGCACAACAACAGATACTGCACAGTGGTGTAGGCACCAAGTACTGGACCAATACCATTGCACCGTTGCTGGCATCTGGCACACTACAGGCAGCATTCAATCATCACTGGGCATATCCTAATCGTGTGGGTCTTTATACAGGACTCAGTTGCATGTTCTATTGTGGCTTTTGTGGACGTAACCCTGTGGCCAAGTATGACACAGACTATGCACAAATCGGCCGTGACTTGTTCTTTCAAATAATTGACCAAGACCCCAAAACCGATCCCATGTGGCAGGACCGCTTTCGCATCAGCGGCGGCCTAGAGCCGTTAACCAATCCGTACCTTGGAGAGATTATCAGTTACGGTGCTGGCCGTGGATTCAAGATGCAGTTGTATACCAATGGCAACATGATGACTGATGCGTATCTGCACAAGCACCCAGGCATGCGAGATCTAGAAGCTGTGCGTTTTAGTTTATACGGTACCACGGCAAACAAAGCATTTGCAGTTACCAAGAATCGTCAGAGTTTTGATCACGTGATCAAAAACATCATTGGATATATCAATGCCGCACCCGGAGTCAAGGTCGGCGTCAACTACATCATCCTGCCAGGCCACAGTCAAGACGTATTAGAACTGCTAAAGGTAATAGAACATATCAATCGCACTGCCAACAGGCCCGTGGACTTTGTTACACTACGTGAAGACTTCAGTCAGAACATACGTGTGCTGGGTGCAGAAGAACGTGAAAAGCTCATGGGTATGTTTGCACAAGTAAGCGAGTTTCAACACCAGTGGCCCACACATTTTGATTTTGGCTATGCGCTAGAACCCTTGCGTTACGGTCGTGATGTTGGGCAACTGCGTATGATAGACTGGCAGGAACTGGTGCCACACGGCTTTCCGCAAGTGAGCGTGGCAGTGGATGTAAAAGGTGATGTGTACATGTATCACGAAACAGGGTTCCTGGATCGCCCAGGTGCTGACCGTTACATCATTGGCAACGTAGAAGACAGCAGTGTTACCCGTGTGACGCAACACTGGGTCGATCAACACAAGACAGTCAAGCCCATGCCAATGGATGTGGGCTTTTTGGATGCATTTGATCATGTGGTTAGCATACTGATAAATCAAGCAAGAGACGATTTGGATTTTGGCATTCCTTGGAGTCAAGGCCCAGTGGTGTCACGAGCATGATCAAGTACGCAGACCTACACAAAGAGTACCTAGAGTGTCGCAAGGACGTGGACACTGCCATGGCCCGTTGCATCAAGAACAGCAGTTACATCAATGGTCCAGAGGTACTGGCATTTGAACAGGACTGGGCAGAGCACACACAAAGCAGAGCCTGCGCTGGAGTCAGCAGTGGTACCAGTGCGCTGATGCTGGCATTGGATAGCTTGGGCATAGGGCCCGGTGATGAAGTGATTGTGCCAACAATGAGTTTTATCAGCACTGCTGAAGTGGTCAGCCAATTGGGTGCTACGCCTGTGTTTGTTGATATTGATCCACGTTACTACACTCTAGACCTAGCCGCCGTGGCTGGGTTACTCAATACCAGTACCAAGGCTATTGTGTTTGTTGACTTGTACGGACAAACACTAGACATTGATGCACTCAAGACTATCGCCGGGGATATCCCACTCATTGAAGATGCCGCACAAAGTGCAGGGTGCCAATATATTGATCGTTTTGTTGGTGACCTAGTGTATGCCACTTGCTTTAGTTTTTATCCAGGCAAGAATCTCAGTGCCATGGGCGATGCTGGTGCAGTAACAGGCAGTGAGGAGATGTGTCACTTGGTCAGGATGCTACGTGATCACGGAAGGCTGGAAAAGTACAAGCATCTTGTGCGTGGTTGGAATGAACGCTTGGATGGCTTGCAAGCGGCTGTGCTACATGCCAAGATACCGTACTTGCATGATTGGAATCTACGTAGGCAAGAGCATGCCAGTGTATATCGCGGAGAGCTGGCATTTGTGACAGAAATTGATTTGCCAGCAACTAACCCTGTGAGCAGTCATGTGTACAATCAGTTTGTGATCACTACCAATGAACGTGATGAATTGAAACAGTATCTGGCATACCATGGCGTAGAAACAGGCATACAGTTTCCACGTGCCATGCATCAACAGCCGGTATACCTAACCAATCTCAGTTTACCAGTGAGTGAAAACCTAGCTGCCAGTTGCTTGAGTTTGCCTGTACATGCACAAATGAGCCACCGTGATGTGATTTCTGTGTGCGACTATATCAAGAAGTTTTTTCGTAAAGACTACAGTAGCGTTCACGTAACCATTTCCAACTAAACATTGCTTTTAGTTGCGCTTCGTCTGCACCTACTTCTTCAAAGAATTGTTTTCCGTCCTGCGCACCACGCAATGCCCACTCAGCATGCGCACCACGTGCGTGTGACAACCATGTACCAAGTCTGTGTTCTGTTTCCACGCTGGGTGTCTGATACTGGAACAAACATAGTTTTGCAGTTTCACGGAATGCAGTACGCCAGGTCTGATATGGATCTGTGTTGAAGTTACCGTAAGCACTGATTTGCGGTATGGTTTCATTTGGAAAGCTCATGGTATAGTCAATGCCCAGTTCAGCAGGACCGTCCAGTACCATTTGACGGTTGTATAAGATGATGCCCATTTCTCCATACACTAGATCATTCACTGCATTGATAGCATAGAATATGTAATGCTTGGGTTGTTGGAAACGATCTGGTGCAAAGTCAAACACAAATGACTCATGTACCTGTGTCTTGGCAAACACTGCATAGAACCAATCAGTTGTGCTAGCACGTGCGGCTGCTTCTAGTGCCGCAACCATTCCTTCAACACCGTGTACTCGTTTGGCATTTGAAAAACGGCTCACAAGATTGTGATAGTTTTGATCTGCATTCAATTCATCGTAACTGATAAACACAATGTCTTGTGGCAGTTCGGGCAAGCGATCGTTACTTTTCTTGATCCAAGGGTAGTCATAAACCTGTGTCTCAAGGTGTTGTTTTACATCTTTAGGCACTAGTGCGGCGCTGTTTCCTGCGCTAAATGTAATCAGTTCACGGTGTTTTTTACTCCACAGGCTCGGACTAGCATGTACTTGTGTTGAACTGTACAAGGTATGCTGAAATAACGTATACGGGGCCAAAAACTCATGCTCGCGAATAACTGGTACAACACTGGATCCAGAATATTCAACACATGGAAATGGTCTGCGTGGCACTAACTGGTCGGTGCAGAAGTTTAGGTCATACCAATCTAACAATTCGTACTGTTCAGCACGTGCTCTAAAGGTGGGCACATGCATGAAGAATGTGTCTCCAAACTTTTGGTCGTTGCTTGGGAACACATGCAACATAGTAGCTTGCCATTGTTCTGGGTGCCATGTGAAGTCAAAGTTTGTGTAGTCACACGCACTGCTACATATCCACACAAAGTCATGTTCATCGCCTATACTGGTTGCCAGACGTATCAGTGTGTCCTTGTAGTTGTCAAAGAATCGAATACGTCGAGTAATGTTTGGAACATACCCGGTGTTGCCGTCACTGTGATCAATTTCATAAACGGCTGTAGCCACACGACTGGTGCGTACCTTTACTTGTTCCACATACTTTACTTCAGTTGCACCGGGCATACGATATTGTGGGCCACCTGTTTTCTGATGCTGTGTGGCAAACTGATAGATATATGGAGGTGAGCCCGGATCGGGCACCCATGAAAAATCCACGTCGCCGGGATCAATGCCTTCTGGCACTGTCCATAATGTAGTGTCAGGAACCAGTTGCGCACGTGGCCACGGCATGAACTTGCGCTCAGTTGCACCCGGCGCATGATATTCAACAGTGGGCATTTTCTCTGCTGGGTACCACTGGTTACCAAACACATAGATGTAAGGTGGGTCCCAAGGATGCGGAACCCACTCAGTATCAAACTCGCAGTTGATTAGTTTTGTATAGTGCTCTGGATGCTGCCGCGGAGGTAACACTTCACTGTGGTGGTGATAGTTTAGTTGTTTACTGTTGGTGGGCACAAGGTATGCACCAAAGAACTCTTTCCATTGTGTGGGCCATACATGCGTGAAGTCTCCTTGCCAAGGTACAGGTGTGAAGTAAAAATCAAAGTCGGTGTAGTCACAATGTGCAGTTACCCACCAGAAGTAACGTGTACGACTCAGTTGCTGTGCGTGTTCAATGTTGTTGGCACTGCGTTCGTGTGCAAACACGCCAGGTGCTGTGCCGGTATAAAATACATCATACATTAACTGTAGACCTTTATGCCATATAACTTTTCAAAGCGGTCTGCGTCAGCACGATCATTGACCATAGGTTCGCCACGTATGTTTAGGCTGGTGTTTAGCAACATAGGACAATCAGTTAACACGAACCATTTTTCAAGGAGCTCTCTAATTCCGCTTCCATCTTTCGGTACGGTCTGAACACGACTAGTTCCGTCAGCGTGAACAATAGCAGGAAATAACTCAGGATGCCTACAGTCAGCGACTGACTGCATGTACCGACTGCGATCCCACCCGCGAGGCATAGTAAAATACTGATCAGCCATCTCTTCCAATACAACGGGTGCAAAGGGTCTAAACTTTTGTCTACGTTTGATTTCATTTACTTTGTCTTTGATTTCTGTTCCTCTTGGGTCTGCGAGGAGACTTCTGTTTCCCAACGCTCTCGGGCCGAACTCGGCTCGACCGCTCGCCACACCAATAATATCACCACGCAAAAGAGCAGCCACGGCATCATTAACAGGATAGTCGCCAGGTATATCATGCCCAAGACAAGCATCAGTCCAATTAATACAACCACGGAAACTAACAGCGGCGGCCCCCAGACTAGAACCAGCATCACCAGGACAAGGCATAATCCAAATGTTATCAAAATATTCTCCTAAAAATCTATTGGCGGCACAGTTGAGCGCAACACCTCCACCGTACACCAGATTGCTACTCCACCCAAACTTCTTAGCACGTAGCATAACATTGAGTATGAGTGTTTCCACAAGATCTTGTGCGCCGGCAGCTATATCAAAGTCACTGATGTAGGCTAGATATTTTTTATCTATACCAGTGTGTAGATTGTGTTTGAATCGAATGTCAAATTCTGATTCTATCATGTCCATTTTTAATAGGTCACCAAAGCCACGCTCACCATACGCTGCCATGCCCATCAAAATGTATTCTTCGTCCAGGGGCTTCAACCCTACTCGCTGGGTCATTGCACTGTAGAACAATCCTATACTATGCGGGTAACCTTGTTGCCATAACTTCTTGTACTGTGCGTGTCCATTGCGATCGTATTCTGCGCCCCAGATGGTTATTGTGTCCCATTCACCTACAGCGTCTATCACAACCACTGTGGCACGGGTAAATGGGCTTGTTTGAAATCCTGCTGCCGCATGACTCAGATGATGCGGATATGCTACTACTGGTCCAGAGAATGCACTGAACTCGTTAATTTGTTTTTTTAATATCTGCCGGACTGTGAGCTTGTTCCACTCTACTCCTTCGCCGGTGTACAATCTACGCAACTGTTGTGCCCAAGGACGTTCATAATATGCTATTTCATGTATATCAAATTTGCATACTTCGGCAATCAAGCCTGGCGATAAATTTTTGTCGTGTTTGATTTTGCTGTAACGCTCACTGTGTCCAGCAAATACAATGTCCCCATGCTTGTCAATTACCGCTAGTGCGGCATCATGAAAGCCAGCCGCGATTCCTAATATGCTCATGTATTTTTTCTGCAATAAATTTATGTGCGTCTAACGTAAAATGACCATATTTGTGTACGCCAATTGGTGCACCCCAGTCGCGTAAAGTTGACCCAGGCCAGTTACCAATCCAAGATTTTACATCCAGCATCTTTAACATAGGAATGTCTGTATGATTTTTTAGATACTGAGTGTTTCCAAAGTTTGATATGTAAGCAAATGGCTGTTTTTTGGCTTTGAAATATTCTTGAAGTGTGATTGCTTGGTGCAACCATCGCTCTAGTAAGTAACGTTCATTATAGTGCATGCCATAGTATTTTTCAATCCAAGGCAAGTCACTCCAATGATGAGACACACTGACTGGCCCAGGTCCTTGCACACGAGGAAATTTTTCACTGATTAGTACGTCAGGTAATCTATTAGACACAATCTCTTCGTTAAAATACACTTCCATGCGATCAATGTTTGTCCATGCAATCAATACCAGGTCATACGATTCAGTTGCAGTCATTGACAGTGCTTTGCGATACATCATGTCATTGCTACCGCCAGCTTCAGAGGCATTGGTTACTGCGGTGTTAGTAAGGTCTCCTAGTATGTTGGGCCAGCAATGATTGATTACATCTTCGCATTCGACGCCCAATCCGCTACTACAGGCTAGAACAAGTATTTTTTTCATGTCAGTAGATAAATGGATCTCGTTTACGCAACTCTTTTAATCGCTTGCGATAAGCAATTTCCATTTTAATTCTGTTGTATATTTTTTTAAGCCAACTCATAGTAGTCTCCTGATCTGCGACTGCTTGTAGTCAGTATCGCTCCAACAGTAATCATATGTTTGAACAACTCCGTCTACCTCGATACTGTATATATCCAGGTGTGTGCTGAGTATTTGCCAAATGGTGCCAATATCGGTTGTGCCAAAACTCTGTTGTAATTCTACCTGTCCCAATGGCAAATATCCTGAGCTCATTGCAGGATTTTTTGGATCTATGTTGTTTTGTATCAACCATTTTTCAAAACGATCCTGTTCTTCCACGTGCCACGGAAAGTCGCCTGTACGTACTACATCTCGTCCCCATTCAATGTCAAATTCACCGGAATAGTATTTCAATTGAGTGATTGCTTCACATACAGTATCAGTTAGTTCTGGTGCATGCTCATCACGAAATACTTCAAACAGTGTTTTGCCAATTTGTGCCCAGTGCATGTACACATGTCCAAATTTTCTGTCATATCCATTGGTAACAAATCCTTCACGATGCCGATCTTTAAGATCGTATCTTGGTGCGCTGATAAACGTAGTAATTTGGCTTGGGCGTACCCATTCTGGCAAACGATATGCCTTGCGTTGGCTCAGCACCAGAGATTCAATTTCATGGCACAGTGTGTTGAGTTGTCTAATTGCATACTTAACAGTTGGAGTGGCCTGAGTATAATACTCACTAGGTGACCATACAGTGCCTTGAAGTCTCTCAAAATGATTGTGCAGTTTGTTCATTACTTCGTGTTTGACTGATAATCCTAGGCTGGTATCGGTTAGCTCACAGGGATATTCTAAACCAAATCTAACTGAGTCAGGTGTGAACCACTCTTCAATTATATACGGTGCAAGTCCAACTGACTGCCAATCCATAGCATTGACATCGTACACGCATTCGTTTAATTCTTTGCAGATGTAATCAAGTGTACGTGCAGTGCCAGGAAAGCCGAGAAAACAAAAGTTCTTTTCCAGCATGCGACCTTGCACTAACAGTTCTTTTAGTGCCTGTTGCCAGTCATGTGCCAACAATGTGTCATCGGGCACAATGTCATAGTCTATTAGATCTTGCTGATCCAATGGGTTTCGTAATACTACTTTAATTGCCATTTTGTTTCTACCAATCCTGTAGCTAGTATCAGTTTAGCGTAATCTGTGTGTGCTCGATCCAATGGGTGTGCTGACCCAAATTTATAATTATTTTCTTTTGCCCAGGAATAGAAACTAGGAACAGGCATCCAGTCTTGCTGGTCAATGCTGTCCAGGTAAGGCAAACTGTCCTGAGGTATGTAATTTCCAGTGATGTTTGCCTCGTCAACTGCATTTACAAAAAAGAAAGGAATTTCATGATGCATTAGATATTGTGCGGTAACAAATATACTTTGATAAGATTTTACTATTGCATAGTCACCAGTTAACACCGTAAATTTCATATAGTCTCTGAACAAATCCAATCGATTTGCTTCTCGGTCTTTTTGAATTCTGTCTAGTATTGATGCATAAAATTTTTCACCTTTATCGGGCCACTGTGCTTGTAGTTTTTCAGTCGAATCCCAAAATACATAATCGTTTAGTTGGTGCCACTCGGACTGAACTTTTAATTCAATGCGTCCAGGATAGGTCCACATTACCGCTACTGCAAACTGTTTGCTTTTTTTACGAAGTTCATTGGCCTGTGTTATGAGTGATCTAGAAATATAGTCGTTGCCGGCGCCGCCTTTGGCCACACACTGGTGCTCAAACCCAAAATGTTTTGCTAGGTTCGCCGACCATGTGTTGTTACTAGCACGTGCAGGGTTGTCATCACTGAGCTCGTTGCCATATGTAAAGCTATCGCCAGAACTTAATAATATCATATGTTATTCCACCAGTGCAATACATCCGATCGTTCACTCAATATCTCTGCCATTGTGATAGGATTGTCTCGTATGCTTTCTAATTTCAACACACGGTCTTTACCACGGCGCAGTGCTGTTTGATATTGGTCGGGCCACTGTTCCGCAAACGTAGGTCTAGTTTTCAGCTGAACCAAGATATCCTTTAACGAGTCGGTCTTCACCACAGAAAGTATTTCATCTACCCAAGAGTGTAACATGTCCCGAGGTAGGGCTAAAGGTGACATAACTATGTCCGGACTGAAACTAAAAACTACCTTCGCCAGAACTTGTACTCCGTAGGTTGCGGACAGTCGTTCAATCCGTTCAACCTCAAACATTCCTGGCAGGGTAAGGGTGTAGTCGATTCGCATCTGTCTAGGATTAGTCGCAATCGCAACTCCTTGAGCGAAGTTCTCAAGCCAAGCATCGAAGTCGAGACCTGATCTAATGTACTCACCAATTTTACCTGTTCCGTCGAGCGATGCGCAGATTTGCCAATCCCGTAACCCAGATAAAATATCCCGATAAAGATTGACACCGCGATAATCAACACGGCTGAGATTTGTATTATATCTTGCATAGACATTTGGTCCGTCCCCTAATTCAATTATTCTTTTCATGTACTTCCAATGTTGTTCGTACATCAAGGGTTCGCCACCCACCCAATATATCTCCTCAACACGATGTTCTTCAACTGCCTGACTGAACTCATGTTCAACCTGCGTGGTTTGAAACTGATGTATTTCATCGCGTATGACTGGCTTCATCCAGTTGTTCTTTGGATTGTTCCAATCTATCATGCCATGTACACGTTGCTCGCTTTCCCATGCACTGCTCAACATGTCTCCACACATGCGACATTTGAAATTACAAAGATTACTAAATCTATAGTCCCAGCTGATCGGTTGCATTGTAGTGTGCCCGGTGTCATCTGTACTGGCATGTACTTGGTCAAGTTTGTGTGCAAACAAGTGCGTGAAGTAATCTCTATACACAGAGGTATTCAACAGTTTATCATTACATACTTCGCACTCGGGTAATGTTTCGCCGGACAGCATGCGTTTTCGTACGGAGCGCATGTGGTCACCGTTCCAATGTTCGTCCAGAGTGATAGGTATATACTTGCCAGAACCGGCGCTGGTGTCAATATACTGTTGAAAGTTTTGTGCAGGCTCGCGACTTGCACAACACATGCGGCGCTCAGTCTGCGGACTAAGATATGTGTGTGTCCAAGGAGCCAAGCATAACGAATCAGGTTTGTTCATAGTAGATCCGCTAGGTTAGTTAGTTTAACATTGTGCTGTTGAAACACAGGATCTTTTAGTATTTCTTTCAGCTTGTGATATTCAGGATGCGACTGTTGCCATACTGCATGTGCGCTGTACTGATCTGTGCCGTTGGCATCAATCCACGTATTCCAGTTAGTTACTTTTTGAAACAAGATCTGATCAACACCCAACGAATTGCACAGTGTTACAAAGTCAATCATCTCATGATAGTTTGTTTGTTGCACTACAAAATTAGCTACCAATCTAGTATATGCATTGAGATGCTGTGCTTTGCGTTGAGCCAGCCAATCAGCTACAAATCTAGTGCTTTCAGTTACTTTGTTCCAACTGCCGCCGCATCGTGTTTTGTTGTATGTTTGTTCGGTGGCAGCATCAAAACTGACTTTGATTAGTGTGAGGTTAGGGTATATGTTTTCAATTTCGTGCCAATGTGACTTCATTAATATGCCGTTAGTTACTATTTCAATCTCCAGCTGATTGACCAGTTGTGGCGCAATAGTTGTCATTAGGTTTCTGTACACATGACTAGCAAATGGATCCCCATCGTTGCTTAGTGTAAATCGTAAAAAATGATTGTGTTCGCTGATCAGCTTGCTCACATGCTGTGATATTTTCATACGTAGATCAAATTCTGGACCTTGTTTATGAAATATTAAATCTGTGCGACAGCTAGGACACTGTAAGTTGCAACTGTCATCGATACAGAAATTGATCCAATTCACAGTGTCTGGTTTGTGCTCAATTCTAGTTTCCATTGCGTCGCTGATTAATAACCCGCAAGTTTTATTGTCACAGTAACGATAACTGCCATCTACGATACTTCGTTGTATCTCTCTAGCACGTGAGCTGTGAACAATTTCACTCAGCGAATTAAAATCTAAAATGTTACCTACGCTGATTGGTAACCATGCCTGACAGGTGCATACATAGCAACGACCTCGATGGTCTATCGTGACTGTGTTAAATGGGTGATAACAATATTTGCCTGCTAGTCCAAGATCCTTGTTAAAATCCATTCCAGTTTGTATATACCGTGTCATGTAGTCAGAGTCAACCTCTGCGCGACCAAGAGGTGCGGGCGTCAGGGCTTGCAATGCACTAACATTAACCAACGGGATAACTTTATTCATATCCCATGGCCTTTGCTATGTCTGGGTGATGGTCAGCAAAATTTTGTTTGCGATACACGTCACCTTGTTTGATAGTTTTGCAAAACTCTTGACCATCACTACCAGTACCTGTTTGTATCACCGTTATTAACTGTTGGAAATCACGATAGAATCTGTTGCTGGTCGGAACTTGATTTAGTCTGTTACATACCAGTTCAATCGCCACTGGAGTCATTTGCTTGATGTTGAGTTGAATTGGATCATGTAACATGTTGATGTATACGTCACGAAAACCTTTTGCCCACACATGGTCCATGACTTCAGGCAAGTACAATACGTTTTGTATATTTGCAGTTATACACATTTGTAGCGTGATGTTGGTGTGTGTTTTGCTTAACTCTAAGTAACGGTCTAGATTTTGTTCCACTTCTGCCCAGTTGGCGCCATAACGCTGATATTCAAATCGTGCGCCAAGATCGTCAATGCTGAATGCAATGTTCACATGCTTGAACTTTTTCCACATCTCCACTGCGGCTTCTGGATACTGTGTGCCATTGGTGTTGTAGTGTACATCCACAAGATATGCATAGCCTTGATCTACTGTGCGTTGTAACAAATCAAAATGTTCTTGAATCAAGAATGGTTCGCCACCGGTAAATTCATAGTAGCGCACACCAGGCAGCACTTGATCAATGTTGTTCCAAAAGTCAATGCTTTCACGTGGCCACTGACCCTGACGTAGCCATACATACGCTGAATGTTTTTTGCGTTCTTCTCTAGTGGCTGTTGGGTAGTAGTCTAGTTCTTCTTGTGCCCATTTACTACTGCTCCAGGATCCACAGATACGACATTTGAGATTACAGATGTTGCCTAGTTTAAGATCCAAGAACCATAATTGTTCAGGGGTGTCTGTGTCCCATTCAATTGATTGGATATCATTGTTGAATTTGGCCAACATGTTCATACGTTTGCTGGTACGTCCTGCAGATTCTTCTGTCCAGCATCGTGTGCATGTGCTGGGTTTTTCTCCTGCACGAAACTGTTGCCTTAGATCCTGCATGTATTTGCTGTGATATACTTCACGAATAGGCACTGCGGTAAGGTCGTAGGATTTACCAGTGTTGTCTGGTATTTCATCAATGGCCAAACAACACGGGCGACTGTTACCCATTGGGGTTACTTCTATGCTCATCCACGGTAGCACACATATATTGTTATTTGGTAGCATGGTCTCTCAATCCAGTCAGTTCAGGAAAGGTAGCATCAAAACTCTCATTGCGTATTTGATCAAATTGATCAGTTTCTCTAAAAAACTCTTTTAGTTGATCTGCATCAGCAGGTTGATCAATAAACTTTATAATACTCCGATAACCATTGGTTGCACGATTCATGTGATCCAATGGACCAAGCCACTCAAGGTGATTGTGTATGCGTTCTTTCACTTGTTGTTTCAACTCCGGTGACAGATGATTTGCACGTTGCCATTCAGGTGATTGTAACATGTTGATGTTGAAATCTTGCGGGCGTATCAATCCCAAGTCAACCCATTCACGATGAAAGTCTGGCAAGTGCCATACATTTAGTATGCCCACGGTACTACTTATATAGAAGTCAACTTGAGGGCACACAGACAACATGCGTTCTCTATTGTGTACAATCTTGTGCCATACTGTGCCTTTGCGAATGTACTCTGCTCGTGTGCCGCTGGCGTCTAGACTAGCACCAACGCTGACATTCTTAAACAGTTTCCATAACTCCAGTACACTTTCATCTTTGAAATCTAATTCACTAAAGTTGGTGTTGTATACCAGTCTGACATCAAACATTTCTCTCTGTACTAGTTCTTTTAGCACACGATAATGTTCTTCCATGATCAAGGGTTCGCCGCCTGCAAAGTACACTTGTTCTAGATGTGGTATATGCGGTTGCATTTGCTCCCACATGTCTTGTTTGTGTTGGCCAGCAAACATGATCTTGGGATGCTGTACTTGACCATGTGCGGCAACTTCGTCATCATACCAGTTGCTGGAAAACACACTGCCACAACTGCGGCAACGGAAATTACACAGATTACTAAATCTAATGTCATAGTAGCGTAGTCGAAAGTCAGGCAGTGTGCCATCAGGAAGTGTTTGATCTGCCAATGGCATGTGATGTGCAAACGCACGGTTCATGCTTTGTCGCATGCCGACAAAACCATTTTCTTCTAGCTCATAGCATTTGACACACTCTTTGGACTTGACATTCTGTAGCATGTTCTTTCGCATGGTAGCTAGTGGCGCTTGATTCCACACCTGCTCCATTGTGTGTGTTTTAAGATCGCCAATGGGTGAGTGATATTCTCCCATACAACAAGGATACGCACGGCCATCAGGGAATGCATGAAGATGTATCCATGGCAATATGCAAAATGTCTTAGAGTGTTTCATACCAATCCTTGAGAGCCGGGAATGTATTTACAAAGTTTTTTCCGCGGCGCTGATCATATTGGATATAAAACTGTCGGAAGTCATTCAACAATTTAGGCATTTCAAATGCTTCTGCATGAGGTGTATCTACTTCAAGCAAATACTTTACTAGACGTTCCACGTGGTTTATCTCATGCTCATGCAAGTAGTTTTGTCCTTTGTGGCGTACCAAAAACTGTGCCAGGCGGTCTGCATGCTTTTGTCTAATCTCATATGGTAATACCAGTGGACTTTGAAAACTAGGAAAACGCAAGATGTTCAACGTGAAGTTAGGAAAGTCTCTGCTGTACTTTTTCTTCAACACAACCAATTCATCTAAAAATTCAGGCAGGCTTTCCAGACACAATGCATTGACTGTACACATCACATGCATTTGATTTACTGCGCCTGAATTGATCAACATCTCCATGTTGCTGAGCCATTGCCGGTAATTCAATCCGTCACGAATATACTCTGCTTGTGCGCCCAGTGCTTCGTTGCTGGTGTAGATTTCCAGATGCGGAATACCTTCCACACGCCGAATAAAATCCAGCATCTTGACCGGCTCCATGCCAAGATTGCTGTTGATGGCCAGTTTGGTATGGCTCTTGCCTTGATTGGCTTTGAACCAGTAATCAGCTGCCAGGTGTAGCCTGACATGAGTGGCTCGCCTCCGGTGATGCGAAGCTCTGTTAGTGTCTGGTGGAGATCTGTTTCCCACCACTGGAAGAATGCTTCCACGTACGGATTAACTTCATTAATTTATACAGTTGACTACTATCATGAGCGTGAGTAAAATGGTTCCTGCCGTCAGATACCAATCCTGTGTATGGCCCGTTATTACCAATGTCCTTAACCCATGTGCTACTAAAAGCAGGGTTGCAATAAGAACAAGCGAACTGACAAGTTCTGTCAAACGCAATTTCCAACGTGCGAAGGTTGAAGTCTGTGTAGCTGGGTCTGGCAAATGCAACATTTAGGTCCTCCTCGGAATGTATTACAGTTTTGTACACACGGTCACTGACAGACTCAGGGCCCATGTCTTCTATCTTCCAGCAGTATTCACAGCCTGCTGGGCGTTCACCTTTTTGCATCATTTCACGATCAGCTTTTTTACGAGTGGTATTGTGCAGTGCGGCAGGATTGGTTTTTATTTCTTGCAAGTCAATTGAGTGTGCAGGTGGGTGGTGGCAGCTGGTTGTTTGTCCACTACCCAACCATATGGTAGCATTGTACCATTTGGCTCCGCAGAAGCTGGTTGACTTGATGTCAATCACTCTGCGTTTGAATTCTATATCAGTTTCGTTGTTCAGTTTCGGCATGATGTTTGCATTCCCACCAGAAATGGCTCATCTCTGGAAATGTTTGTAAAAAGTTAGTACCGCGTCTACGGTCGTGTTCGTTGAAGAATCTATAGAAGTCAGCACGTGCATGATTGACTTCTTGTGCGTCTTGTGGCTCAGTCATCCAGGCAATGTCTCGTTCCATGCGCTGTATTTCATAATCTTTGAATCCCACAAAACTATCATCTGTGATTAGGTGTGCTCGCATGAACTCTAGGTTTATTTTCATTCTGTTGGCATACGCAGGCGGCAGTATCTGCAGGCTTTGCCAACGTGGTTGTCTCAGCAACGGTGTGTCAAACCACACACGCTGATATGTTTTACTGTACTTGGCACGTAGTTCCAGTATCCAATCCAGCATGTCATGCATGCCCGTGACACTGAGATTGTTCATGGTCATGATAAACGTAAGGCTGTTGCGATTGGGTACTTCCTCTAAATAGCGTTCCACATAGTCACACACTCTCACAAAGTCCATGCCATTGCGTATGTACTCTGCTTGACTGCCCCAGGTGTCCAGGCTCACATACTGCATGAAGTGTTCAATCTGTGTGTTGCATAACTGTTTGACATAGCCAAGATACTTTTCAAACAACACAGGCTCCACACTGAAGTTGCTGGTCACATCCAAATGCAACAATGGATGCGGCAAGGTCAGCACGTATTCAAACACACGATAGGTATTGTGATCCATCAGTGGCTCACCACCTGTCATTCTAAAATGTCTTAGCTTGGGGTACAGCTCTGGCCACCATTCCCAGAAGGTATCAACGTAGGGGTTGTGTTCTCGGGCAGGAATAGGGCGACGACTACCAGTAAAATACTCAGGACTATTGTGAGGGCTGGACGTAGGGAATCCGCCATGTTGTGCAACTTCAGCGGCCCAGCTTGAACTAAATTGCGGACTGCAATAGCTACATTTAAGATTACAAGCATGATTAAAATTAACTTCCACATAGCTAGGTAATGCATCTTCGTCTCCGGTTGAGGCCAATATCTTGTCAAGATCCTCTGCGGCCCACTCCTCGCCTGACCTGTAGTGCCTGTCACTGAGTTGTCCATTGTCTTCTGCTGACCAGCAGTAACTACACTCGTCTGGACGTTCATGTTTCAACATGATCTTGCGCTGAGCTTTTTTATGTGGAGTATTGTGCAGTGCGCCAGGATTGCCTGCTAGCAGTTCCACAGGAATCTTGTGTAGTGGAGGATGATAGCATGAATTGTTCAATCCTGTGGGCAAGTGCAAGCTAACCTGTTTCCATTTGGCCAAGCAAAGACCTTCGCCTAGTGTGTGGCGCATTTGTTCTGCGGCTGTCATGAAATCACTTTTACTCACGACTCATTATTCCTCTATTGACAAAATTTGACTTGTAGTGATGTTTGAAAAATGCACTGGGTTCGGGGTCTAGATCCACAATGTTAAGTCCCAGGCGTTTGCGTAGCATGTTGCCTACTTCAGTGCATTCGTCAGGGCCGTCATTTTGGTACACAGTCCAAAGTTTTGCCAGTTCATCAAAGTCTTGTACCTGGGTGTAATCCCAGTCTGTAAGCATGGTCATTTGTGTGCCACGTCTAGCACCGTATATGGCCCAGAAGCCATTCTCTGCATCAGCACCCACACTTTGCCAAATGGTCAAATGATCAAGATTACGATTGTGGGCACGTTTTTCAAACTCGTCCAAGTTGGGTCTTGCTCCGCGATCCAGACACATTTTAACACCTTCACGGAAGCCTGCTCGCCAGGCCTGAAATGGACTGGCATTAGGATACGTGGTTGAGTAGCAGTCATGCATGGCCCAGTAGTCAGGTTCAAAGCAAAACTCCACCAGTGTTTCATTACGACCATCAGTGGCTTCGTGTGTGCGCATGCTTTCTACAAAACTTTTGGTCCACGAGCTGAGTCCACCATTGCCGTACATGAGTCCGTTGATGGCGTTTCTTGCTCTCCAACGCAACACACATCTTTCATGATGTGGATCCAGTGTGATTTGTTTGTTAAAGAACTCTGGGTCAGGAATATTGTCGCCGTCAATTAGTATAAAGCGATCTGTATCGCTGGCCGCACCTGCGGCTTTGTGTGCGGCATCACTGCCTTTTATGCCATCCACACGCTTGGCCCAAGGTACCATGTTTTTGATTTTGGCCCATGACTCTTCTCTGCGAGGTTCGTCGTAGGTTAGAAAAATTACATCTAGGTCTGCAATGTCTACAGTTTTCATATTGTCCAATTATCAGTGGAGCCAGCATAATCGTCATCTACCAAAAATATAGCATTTCCTGGCAGTGATCGGTACGGGCCTTCAGCTGTGTATTGTAACATATGACGTGGGATTTCCACAACCGGTCTTATTTCAACTTGTCCATTTATCACATGCCACTGTGTGTGCATCACAATGCTGTCATACATTTCTCTAGACACCACAATATAGTCACCTATCAATGGTGCTGTTGTTTTGGTTGTTATGGTTCCAGACTTGTCATAGTACACCCGATATTCAGGTACCGGTGGTTGCCATGTTGAGGATTCAAACGCTGTTATTAAGTTTGGATAATCTTTGTTCATATGCACCTATTGTTTTATCTGTGACAAAATCTTTTTGATAATAGTGTACTGGATACTGTTGGCGAAGAAACTCAATGCTTAGATCCATTTCATCTGTCCATTGATGAAACAACAATTCATTCCACTTGTCATTTGCGCCCAACCCATTGACTGCACCTTTCATATGCACAAAACTTGGATAATCAAGTGCAGGATTAGTCACACGTTCTACACCGATTAATTTGGCGGCTACTGCAAAGGCTTCGTCTGTTGAGGCGTGTTTGCTATTGCATCTAGTTAACACACTGTCCCTAAACATGGGCCATTGCTGGTACACTGTGGCGGCTGCATTAAATAGATCACGTGCTGTTTGACTGTGTCTAAAATAAAACATGCCGGTATAGATATCAGGTAAATTGCTTTCATCAAACAATCTTCTATATTCTCTACTGTTGCTTACTTGGCCGCGATAGTTGCGTATGCAGGTAGTGAATGTGACTTCTTGTGATCGCATGCCTGTCCACCAATGGTCAATGTTCCTGGTAAACAATATGTCGGATTCTAGTTTGACCGTTTCTCTAAATGGTGTAAGATCAAATGCTTGCCATTCGTTTGCCAGCTTCCAGTCATGTTCTTTGGCATCATCTTGCTCTAGTACTATGATGTAGTCAAACACTTTCCTATGGCAGTGTTGTATTTGTTCAGCTGTGTATGCATCAACTATCACTGCATAACTGTTGATCTTCTGTGTGCATTTGATACTCAATGCTTGTGCGTATGCCAGTCGTAGATAGTCAACTGTGTCAGTGTTTTGTGCAAATGTCAAGTAGCCTTGCTCTCCTGCAAACTCACGCATGAACTGCCTCTAACAATTCTAACCATTGCGAGTCGCATGCAATCTGTTTGTCTACCATGTGCAAGTCTTGATTTTTGATTAATGAAAATTTATCATGTGTTTTGAATAACACTGTGCCATCTGCTCTAATATCATACAGTTGTGTACCGGGTACAACTGTGGCCATTGATCCTGGTATGGTTGGATACGTGGCAGAATGTCCGCTCATTGTTTCTAATGCAATAGTTAACGCATGGTCGTTACGCAAGCCCGGTTTGCCAAAGTCATTGGCAAGATTATAGTAGGCCCAATTTTTTACCACGTGCTTCCACATGGCAAACACACCTTGCGAATGCTCTGATCTATCAAACCAACACACTGTGGCCCAGGCCATGTGCCGATAGCCACAACTGACATCAATTGGTTTGTTGTCGCGAATGTCATGTGCATTTGTATAACACACAAAACCTAGATTTGTTTTTTGTAGCAGTTTCAATTGGTCAGACATCACAAAGTAATCTGCATCAATCAACAGTGTGCGATCCCATGGTGACAGATCCAGCGCCATTGATCTGGTACTGTTGTACCAGGGTGCTGTTTTTTTGACACCGTTGACCCAGTAGTTGCGTTGATTCATTGCTAAGGGTTTTGGTACATGCACAACTTGATCAAATGCTGTGGACTCAACATCACCATCTGTTACCAGGCACACAGGCATGTTCAAATGCCTGCGTACTAGTCGAGCCGCAACCTGAGCCATTTGCAGATAGTCTACTGCGGTGGCATGAGCAAATACAAGAGCACCATCACGCATGACGACCTTTCCTGATTTTTTGCTGTTGAGTGTGTTCTTCGTGCCAGGAGTTCATGGCATATTGATATGCTTGGCTCAGCTGGGCCAGCGCAAGCACACGATCTAGTTCAATGGGCTGATCGTGTATGTCTTGGAGATAAACAGTTTCTATTGGCCAGGTGCTGAGGAATGCAATGAGTTCGGGCGTGGCTCGAAACAGTCCGCCATTGATGGCCACACACAGTCGTGCATCAATCTTTTCTTTTAGTGCTAGTCGTGCAGTGTCTCGATCAAATGCCTGATCAGCTTGAATTTTTAGTTTATTGACATCCATACAGTATTTAAGATAGAGTAGTGTGCCCTATCTTAAAACTATGTCAAGTTGGTGGGTTTGCTTGTTGTGCGGCAAGTTGGGCTGCCGCGGCCTTTTGTGAATCTGCAGTCAGCTTGGCCATCATTTGCTCAAGAGTTAGAACTGGCTCAGTTGTTGGGTAATACATTGGCATCAGAGTTGGATCAGCAGGCGGAGTTTCAGTTGGTGTGGGTCCCACTGATGCAATGGTCCATTGATCAACTGGCCAAAATGATCCGGCTGCTGTCAACAAGCTGTCTTTCATTTCTCGAGCCGCTTGTTCGTTTTCAGCCTCAATAGCAACGTATGTTTCTGGATTACCTACCGGATTAATAAATGTAATATCAAATTTCATACATGTTCCTTATGCTGCCTGGCTCGGGTAACTTCGGCTTGGCCCCCAGATTATTCTAACGGCGCCGCCACCAGGTGTGCCGCTGATAGCCGTTCCGCCGCCACCACCACCAAAGTCTCCACCATTTTTAACACTACCACTGGCACCACCAGATCCGCCGCCGCCGGGCGTTCCAGCAGTTTGAGTGGTCGGTGTACTTGTGCCGCCACCACTGCTACCAGGTGTACCAATTCCATTAAGTCCCACACCACCACCACCTCCAGCCGCTGACGCAGAGAGTACACCACCGCCACCACCACCAGCACCGGTGCCGCCACCTTGAGCACCATAGATATAAGCGCCTTGCAGTTGTTGGTTTCCGCTTACATATGGATAGCCACCATTACCAGCAGTGCCACCATAGCCCGCTGCGCCACCTCCTCCACCAAGAGGATTCTGCCCACCTTGCCCAGCATTTGCACCAACACCTGCGGCAAACGCACCAACACCTGCGCCAGAGCCACCATTACCGGTGCCGGTGCTTGCACCAGCAGTTGCAACTAGATAATTAAGTGAACTGTCAATTGGTGTAGTAGTTGACACTATAGACAACGACGCAGTGCTGGCACCTGATGCATTTTTATCTCCTACTCTGACATAGAGAGTTTGGCCCGGAGTCACTGTGACCGTTCCTATGTAAGCTGAGCCGCCACCGCCACCACCTGCGGTGGCACCTGCAAATCCTCCAGGCGCAACAACAAAAGCACTAACTGATGTTACATCGGCAGGTACAGTAAAAGTGGTATCCCCGACTGTGGTAAACGTTTGGCTTCCGGTTGGAATCGCATACGCTGTGGTAGTACCGGCGTCTGTGGTCTTGGTCACGCCAGTGCCACTGGGGCCTGTCACACTCACTGCACTTGATGTTGGTCTAACAACCACCATGCTGGCCACTGTGCCTGTTGCCACCGCAGGTTGATAGATGTTGCTATTAGCATCTACCAGATTAATAGTAAAAGTCAATCTAGTACCTTTACCGCCACTGCTGCCAGCAGTGACACCAGACACTTTAGTAAGAATTTCAATGTAATTGGTTGTGTATGCAGTGCCTGTGGAAGTCTGTTGGAAATCTTCTCGGTCCACTCCTGATGTATGAGGTCCCCAGAAGCCACCGTTGCCTACTGTGCTTAGTAGAGTATCTGGAGTACCTGACCCACCAGATTTGGTAGTGGTGTTGTATCCAAATACTATGGTACCCATTGCAGTACAAAGTGTTCGCCAATCTAGATTGCGTCCTGTGCCTGCAGGCCCAGTGAGGCTGAATTTTATTTTCCCGCCAGCATTGAAAAAATACCGCATTTCGTCGGCACTGCCAAAATCCACAGTGTATACGAACCCAATGCTGTTGGCCCAGGTAACGGTGTTGGTTGATGTCAAGGCCGCATCGTCTGTGGTGAATCCTACCGAACCAGTGTTGGCATTGTTCCACACTGTGGTTACCGCAGTAGATACAGCACTGTAATAGGCAATTGGTGTGCCAACCGACACACCAGTCACTGCAACGTTTGCACCACCTGTGTGATATAATGCTTTGTTTGTTGCCAGTATGAGACCGTTCCATTGAGCGGCTGTTACATTATTAGTGGCTGCAACTTGTGTGAGACTGCCTGTGGCAAAATCAACTGGCAGAACTGTGACTGATAAACTGCTTTGTGTGGTTAGATCAATTGGCGCAGTTGCATTAACTGTGGCAGCAACTCGTAAGGTATTGGTGGTTGGCTTGTCATACACATAGTATGTTGCGCCGGCAGTTAGCCCCCCAATAGCACTGCCAAATTTAATTGCTTCATTCACACCAATTGTGGTAGAGTCCCCAACAGTGATTGTGGAACCGGTACACGCGGTTGCAGTAGTGATTGCATTAATTATTGCTTTGGGTATAGAGCTTGTGTTTTGTCCCCAACCAAATCGTCCAGTACCTACACCCCAAACAACTGCAATGTTTTTATTAGTGCTGGTGGTCACATAGGTGCCACCAGCATCAGATCCCCATGCTAGGTTATTGTAATCAATTGCTTCGATTGAGCTGCCTGATGCGTATGCCATATTAACTATTCAACTTTACTGTTGCTTCTACAACGCCTTCGTCTGTTGTAGTTTTATTTTCTAGTGAACGACCAATTGTGTTAAATGCAGTGTACTCGCCTGATTTGGCAGCACGTGCAACACCGTTGCCTGCACTGATCAATCGATCACCTTTTTTCACTGTGCCTGTCACACGAACTGGCACACGACCTGTCATGGCCACTGGCGGATGTGTTTGGTCTGTGTAACCGTCTTGGTTGTTCATCAAGTGCGCAGGTCTAGTGCTGATAACCCCAAACACTTCATCACTGGCGTCATCCATGGCTGCTGTGATTTCAGCCACACCGCCCAGCATCACAACTGTGCCCGGTGGATAAGCTGAGTCTGATTCAAAACGTTCTGCCAAGTCAGCGTATTGTGCTGTGGTAGCAGTTCCGTTAAACGTTGTTGCATAGATTGTTCCCATGCGTCCATTAACACTGGTGTTGCCCATGTTGATACCTGCTTTGGTAGTGATACTGGAATGGAATTGTCCTGTTCCTGTGAAGTCAAAAGTATCACCAAGCAAGTCAAAACGTGTGGCCAGTGCGCCCAATGCTCGAGTACCGTCGGCGTCTGGTACCAAGTTACCTGTCATTGATCGTGTGCCCGAACGTAACACAGAATCTGTGTTGCCAGAAATAGATCCAGCTGTGGTGACCAAGGATACGATGTTGCCCCAGATGGCATTGACGTTGGCAGTGATGGTTTGTCCACCAAACACTGAATTAGCTACACCGGCTGTTGGAACTGATCCAATGTTGCCCCAGATTGCAGTGATGTTGGCCGACAATGTTTGTCCGCCTGGTGTACCACCTGCAGGGATAACGTTGCCCCACAGTGCATTGACGTTGGCGGTGACGCTTTGTAGGCCAACCAAGTTGAGTGGACCCACATTGGCAGCAAACTTGGCAATGTTACCGGTAACTGTTAGATCATCACTGGATAATTTACCAGTCCAACCAATATTACCTGCTAGTGCCTGAATGTTGGCTGTGATGCTGCCTTGGTTGGCAATACGGCTCATTGCACCCACATTGGCTGCAAACTTGGCAATGTTACCGGTCACTGTTAGATCGTCACTAGATAATAATCCAGTCCACCCAATATTGCCGGCAATAGATTTGATGTTGGAAGTAATGTCTGCTTGGTGCGCAATAAATGTCATTGCACCTACGTTGGCTGCAAACTTGGCAATGTTGCCAGTCACTGTTAGGTCATCACTTGACAGCAAGCCAGTCCAACCAATGTTGCCTGCTAGTGCCTTGATGTTGGCTGTGATGCTGCCTTGGTTGGCAATAACTCCACTGAATGGACCTACGTTTGCACTCAATGACACAATGTTAGCAACTACGTTACCGTTTGGTGTGCTCACAGTACCAGTGGATTTTAACAGTCGAATATCACCAACGTTGCTGTTGATTGCTGCCACGTTAGATGCCAGCTGACTTCCTAAAATAACAAGGTTGGCATTGGTGCCCGATAATACTGTGGTCAAACCAGAATCCACATAGTTCTTTGTGGCAATGCCCAGTGCATCTTGTGGATCGTTGTACACACGAATCAATCCGCTGTTGCGATCAACAGTGAGTGCGTCAATTGTGGCGCCGGCAGCGTTGTCTGGCTTGGTAGTAAGTTTCATACCATTGCCACGAACCAAGCTGATCATGTTAACATAGTTACTAGCCACACCCAGTGTAAAGTCAATTGTACCGTTTGGTTCTTCAATTGCGATACCGTTTAGGTTACGAATTTCTAATTGGGTTGTGAGTGGAACCGACACATCACTACGCAAGTAATTGGCTGCTGCCACGTTACCCAAGTAGTCAGCATTTTCTGCTGTGGTCCAATATTTCAACCCTGGCACAGTTCCTGTGGCCAAGTTCATACCTGGTTTGACTGTGCTGAATCCAGGAATAGCGTTACCCGGAGTAAATGTACTGTCCTTGCTCATCATGGCTACCAAGCCATTGTTAACAAAGAATTTAACTACCACGTGTGTGACCAAGGCATCGTCAACGATGGTATCTGCCACAGCACCTGATGTACCTGTTGTTTGTGTAAAGCTAGGACCAATTGTGATCCAGCTGGCGCCTGACCAAACTTTCAACTGTTGATTTGTGGTGTCCCACCATAGATCGCCTGTTACTTTATAAGTCGGAGAACTTGCTTCAGCTTGGGCACCAGTGATACTTTTCCATGAGTTGTTACCAATATATACCTTAAGTATCTTGGTTGAACTCTGCCACCATAGTTGTCCCACACTAGGATTGTCTGGTGCAGTGACACTGCTAAAATGCTCCAGCAGTTTCACGAAGTTTTCGTTTAAGAATGTGCCATATCCGGCATAGTTCTTGCCGATCAGCGTAAGACTGGTCGTTGTTGTGTTGGTCTGACCATCGGCCAGGGTCAACAGTGGCGTCCCGTCAGTTCTTGTTAAATTATAGCTCATTCCTTAGACTCCGATTTTATCTAGTATTTATTTGCTTGTTCAGCACATGGGTTACAGTTATTTATGGGCATATTAAAAAGCATATTATTATGATTTAATAGCGTATTTCCACATAGCCTGCTGTGCCTGCTGTGCCCGGTAATCCCTGTTCAGCATTTTCATTATATCCGCCACCTGCGCCACCGTTTCCAGCTCCTGCGCCACCTTGTGATACAGATGATGAATCTGTCCAATATTGTCCGTTACTGCCTTTACCGCCGGTGTTTGTACTACCCACACCGCCTGCGCCGCCCACACCCGAGGAGGCACCACCAGCACCACCTGGTGCATTGGTGGAATTCATTGTTGATGTTACGCCAGTTGCACCTGTTCCAGGAACTCCGCCACCAGCACCACCAGCACCCACTGTGTAGGAAACAGATTGCCCTGCGGTAACTGTCATTGTACCTGTGCTGGTACCACCTTCGCCACCACCGCCGCCAAGTTGTACTGGCTCTTCGTTGTCGGCTGCGCCGCCTCCGCCTCCGCCTCCACCTTTGAGAGTGTAAGTTAACGACGTGATTCCGTAAGGAACTGTAAACGATCTTGTGCCGGCAATACTATCTCTAACCGTGGCATGCCGCACCTCTGTCATGGTGCAATTAATTACCACTGCGCCTTGGTCGCTGTCACTGTTGATTGTTATTGTGCCCGATTTGGCACCAGCTATATTGGTTGCAATATACGTTGCTGTAAATGTTGCAAAACTACCAGCGGCTATAGTTGTTGGTACACCAGTGTATGTAAACTTTGCTCCAACTACTCCGGTCACGTTTAATGTTTGATTGCCTATGTTTGTAATACGTATCAATTGAGCCGGCAATGCTGAGTTACTGTCGTATGCAAAGTTCAAAGAAGCCACTGAGCTTGCACGGCTATATCGTTGCAGTACTGTTACTGACAAACTTGCAGTAATGGTAGTGTCGCCCAGCGTACCTGCATTGGCTGTTAATGTAAACGATCCAGACTTTGCACCGGTGCTTACTCCAGCAGTGACAGTGACAGAAAAAGACTTGGTTGTGCCTGGAGGTATGGTAATTTGATTTAGTGCAGTCGGTGCACCGCCAAATGTTGTCCAGTCAAAATTTATGGTAAACCCAGTGGCTGTATTTGCTACTGCTTTTACAATAAGATCTTCGTCACCAGTATTGTTAATAGTAAATGATTGTGACCCAGATGTTTCACTGGTATAAACACTAAACGTTGCGCTGGTAGGAGTACTTGACCCAATGGCAATTGGAGTAGGATATACTTTGGTCCATACTCCGTTGACTTTGGTCCAGGCGTTTTGAACAGGCGACCATGCGCCTTTGTCCTTGATCCAAAGTCCTTTTAGCGACTTCCAAGTGCCGCTATCCTTAATCCGGGTAAGTCCTGATCTAGGCATGTGTTACACCTGGAACCAAATATCACCGTTGTTCCCGTCGCCAGCACCTGGTGCTACAGTACTGACCAGCTTGCGAGAACCCTGCCACATTGCGTTTGCTTGTACAAATGCAGTGGTAGCAATTTTTGTTGACTTGTCTGATGCATCAGCAGTAGGAGCAGTTGGTGTACCTGTCAGTGCAGGACTTGCTAGTGCCGCTTTTAGATTCAATGCCGTGGTCACCGTACTACTCAATGTGCTTACAGCAGTGTCAGCATAGGCTGTGGTAGCAACTTGTGTGGTGTTTGTACCAGCAGTAGCAGTTGGAGCAGTTGGTGTACCTGTTAGTGCAGGACTTGCTTTTAATGCATAATTGGTTGCTAGATCACTTGCAATAAGAGCTGTGTTGGCCAGCAAGTTGGCACGTAGTCCAACGTTGGCAGTTTGTACAAATGCAGTGGTTGCAATCTGTGTGGTGTTGGTACCAACTGCGGCATTTGGTGCAGTTGGTGTACCTGTCAATGCAGGACTTGCCAGCGGTGCTTTCAAACTCAATGCGTTTGTCACTGCGGTATTCAATGCGTCAATTGCTGTGCCTACAAACGCAGTACTCGCAACTTGTGTGGTATTGGTACTTGAGCTTGCAGTTGGTACAGTTGGTGTTCCTGTCAGTGCAGGACTTGCTAGTGGAGCATAGTTGGTTACTAGGTCGTCGGCAATAGCACCTGTGTTTGCTAGCACACGAGCTAGTACACCTGCATTGGCTTGAAACACAAATGCAGTTGTTGCCAATTGTGTTGTGTTGGTACCAGCGGCAGCAGTTGGCGCTGTTGCGTTGCCTGTTAATGCAGGACTTGCCAATGGTGCCTTCAAATTCAATGCATTCTGTACCGCAGTATTCAAATTATCAATTGCTGTGCCAACAAATGCAGTTGATGCAATTTGTGTGGTGTTGGTAGCAGAGCTTGCGGTAGGTGCAGTTGGTGCGCCTGTTAATGCGGGACTTGCTAGTGGAGCATAGTTTGTTCTTAAATCGTTTGCAATAGCACCTGTGTTGGCCAGTGTACGTGCTAACAATCCAGCATTGGCTTGGAACACAAATGCAGTTGTTGCCAATTGTGTTGTGTTTGTACCTGCTGTTGCGGTCGGCGCAACAGGAGTTCCAGTCAACGCTGGACTTGCCAGTGGTGCTTTTAGAGACAGCGCCGCTGTAACTGTGCTGTTTAGTTGGTCAACTGAAGTTGACACAAATGCTGTGGTTGCAATCTGTGTGGTGTTGGCACTGATTGCGGCAGTTGGAGCAGTAGGTGTACCAATCAACGCAGGACTTGCTAATGGTGCATAATTTGTTTTTACATCATTGGCAATGGCTGCTGTGTTGCTTAACAATGCGGCACGTACACCTGCGTTGGCTTCAAATACAAATGCAGTGGTTGCAATGCTGGTGTCGTTGTCACCTATAGACGGAGTTGGTGCAGTTGGATTACCTGTTAGTGCAGGACTATCAATTGTTGCACGTAGGTTAATTTGTGATTGCTGAGTTGCGGCATTTGACCACTGTTGTGAAATCTGAGCGTTGGCCGCAGTAATATACGAGGTTAACACCGTGACGTTGTTGTCAATATTTTGATTTGTGGCAGCAACACGAACGTCAACATAACGCTTGGTCACTGCATGTAGGTCGCCAGTTGGGTCATCGTTAAGGATAACATTACCGCTGTCAATATACAAAGCACGTACATCTGCATTGGCTGCTGAACGCGACAACAAACTTATTTTGCCACCACTGCCAATATTTTGCACAATCAAATCGCCTGTGCTGTAGTCTACTCGCACATTGGCTGTTGTTGCTTCGCCAAATGTCAATCCAGTGTTGCTGGTAATGTACACTGGTGCAATGTTAGAAAAATTAGCAGTTGCGTTACTGCGTAGATAAAAACTGTTGTGGATGCTGCCTAGCTCAATTGAGTTGTTGGCTGTGCCAGCAAAAGTATATGGACCAATGTTAGCAGTCATTTGTAGACCACGTTTGATTGTGTCAAACCCAGCAACTACATTGCCTGGCGTGGGTGTAAATTCTGCATCAGGATTCAAGATAGTAACAATGCTACCGTTGGCATAGCTGGCCAGAACATAGTGTGGGATCATGCCAGTATCGTAAATAGTTTCAACAAACACACCCGACTTTGGTGTACCTGCTGTGTACTGCGGGCCAATTGTGTCCCAACGTGCCAGGGTCAGATTACCACTTGGGCTTGCATTCCAAACTTTCAACTGTTCAGCTGTGATATCATACCACATGTCGCCATCTTGACGGCCAATTGACGTTGGATTTGTGTCTGCTACTTCTGTACTTTGTACCTGTTTCCAAGTTACTCCATCCCACCACTTCATTCGATCAACGCCGGTGTTGTACCAGATTTGACCTTCTAGTGGATTGCTTGGAGCAGTGTTAGATGCAAAGTTTTCCATCAACCTCACGCTGTTGTCATTCAAGTAGATACCGTAACCTGAATAGTTACGACCTACCAAATAAACTGCGGTAGTTGAATCCAACGTGGTATCTGCCACGTTAGCAATAATCTGTCCTCTAGTGTTGCGTATACTGTAATTTGCCATTTGTTATTATCCTATTGTGCTCAGATTGGTTAGAGTCTGGATCCTCACAGTATAGTCGATTTGTACCAAGCGGTTGAGTGATTTCTGTACTGGGTGAAAAATAACATGGGTAAGTAGTTTACCTGTTGATGTTACACCAGTTGTACCGTCAGTGGATTTTGCCTTGATTCCTAACTCGTCAAAAGTGAATGTGTCGTTTAATGTAGTGCTGTTGTCAAACACTGCTTGAGTAGCAGGCTCACCATAGTCCAGCAAACACGTGATTAAGATATCCGAATATGGGTTACCGGGCACATGCCTGATTTCCATTTTGTTATTGTCTGGGTCTGGGTTGTTTACTGTGTCTGTGTCATCAACAATTTTTGCAAATGTTGGGTTGTACAGTGCGGCATTTTGGCTGGTTGTGTTTGGTTGCAAATAGGTGATCACACCTGTTGCGTCTACTGCGGTGCCACCGTTACCAAAGTGCATTTCGTACATAAAACGTGCATCTCTATGGCTAAGAGCATAGGCAATGGCTTCGCTCATGTTTTCATAATGAATAGCATTGCGCTTGTTTACAAAAATTTCGCCAGTTTCTGGATTCCAGATTTTGATATGGCCCTGTAGATGTACACCACCTACGTCATCGGGCTTTTTTTGTTCCGCGTTTTGATCAAGTTCTTGCATTTCAGATGTGTCCAGTTTTTCCACTTTTGGGTTCATATCGTTATTTAGCATAAAAGTTTACCTGGTTCCAAGTACGCTGACCACTGTGGCGATTGCCACATTTGACGCTGGACGAACTTGTACGTTGGCTAGCCCACTTACTGTGGCATTTGCTGTGTGTACATTGGCGTAACTCCATACAGTTCCGCCCACACGCAGGTAGCCTAGGTTTCCAACAGCTGGCTGTGATACTAAACTAATATCACCAAGTACCAGGGTTGTACTAATTGCAGTGTTTGGAGTCACTACCAGCAACGAACTGGTCACAGTATGCTTGGGCAGTCTTGGATCAATGTCTGGGCTGTAACTCAATGATGATCGCACATTTTGTGCGGCCAGCGTGTTGCTTTGAAAAAGTCCAGTTGCTAATACGGTTACACTCATTTTTTTGCCTTATGGTACAATGTACCAGGTTTGACCCTGTACAATTTCTTTGTCAATCGCAGCACGGAACAAGCTCTCATTGTTGATCATGTTGTTGGCTGTAAAGTCTTGTGTGATTGCAACTGCCACGTCCTGTGTCACATAAGACAGTCTAGACGAATCCGTTACCAAGCTACCTACTTTATGTATCAACGGTGTACCTGTACGGTTTACACCTCTGCGAAGTTGTCCAACTGTGTTATTGCCTCGGTTGATAGTAAAGTAATTGATCATCTCGCCATTTACAAACAACACACCAGCCTTGTTTTGGTCCGGACTTGGCGTTGGTAATCCACTTACATCAGTTAGCTTGATACTCAATGCCGAGTAGGGCAAATCTTCAGCCAGTGTAGTTGTGTTGGCTGCGCTGATTCTATAGTATGTAGCAGGATCGCGGCCATTGTAACTAATTCTGTAACCAGCAACTGCTGCCACATTAGCAGGGTTATTGGTAAACACTGAGATCTGTAAGTTGTCTGTTAATCGTCCAGGAATTAATTCCTGTGGTGCAAAACTTGAATATGTGTCAATAAATTGACCACCATCAACAACAATATCTTCAGCGCGAACACCTAGTGCATCATCTCCAAACTCGCTGGACATAACCGTATCAAGTTGAATAGCATCGTCAAACTCACTGCCTTGTACTTTGACTCCGGCATACTCTGTACCTGGAATATTGTCAGGAATGTCTTTGAATTGACGATTGCGCACACCACTGAACAAGTAAGTGCCAGATGAGATTACATTGCTGTTTGGTTGTATAGCAGGATACACAGTGTTGGCCACGGTCCACCCTGATTGAACAATTGATGTCACTGCAAGATTTGAAAAAGCCAGTATGTTGCTACCAATATAAACATTGCTCAACAGGTTAAAGTTGTATGCGGCACCAGCAGTGTCGTTGAATGTGATAGTTGTGCCAGCCACTAGATTAGCTTGAAGTGGTAGGTCAATTTGAATGGTATTTCTGTTAATTGCAGTTGACACAAAATCCAAATCAGGATTTCTATTAAACCCTGGTGCATACTTCCAAGTAAATGCAGGCTCTTTGTTTGTAAACTCAACCATTGGGCCGTAGTTGGTAACAAATGCATAGGCTCCGATACTTGCAGATACATTGGCATGACTAATAATCATGCCAGTCGTGATCTTACAGGTATTATTTGGGTAGAACAAGTTTGCTGCCGTGAAGCTTAGTGTGCTTGATCCGTTTGCACTATTCAATGAAGTTTTGAGACTAAACGATGCTGAGGTAACTGGATTAGTAAATGTCACCAAGTCATGACGTGCCGCGCCGTACACAGCTGATCCAATTAACTTTCCAGTGAAGCCGACATTTCCAACCACTGCACTGGCATTACCATTAATTGCAGTGATCATGTAATTGCTGTTTACTAGATTTAAGTTGGCTGTGGTAATTATGCTTGCTCCACGTGATAACACACCAGCGGTTTGTATAGTAACATTACTGGTCTGTGATCGTAGTGTCATGGTAGCACCGGCTGCAATATTAGCATTGATGTTGATGAACGTGGTGCTGGTTAATCCAAAGTCTCCTGTTGGTTTAGTGTCTGGGTATCCCCATAGCACAATATCTCTATCGCCGGTGACAATGTATTTCTCACCATCGTACACAATATCCTGGAAGTTGTGTTTGACATCTTCTCTCTTCAATGGGTATTCAAATTCACTGTCAGAGAAATACTTGAAGTTTTTGTAACTCACCGGCTGGTAGTTTACAATAATGCGTCCAACTGTATCGGCAGCAACACCAGTACCATTTTGAATCTTGTAAGCCGTATCAACACTGTTCCACAACAGTGTTCCACCCGATCCAACCATGACAACAAAGTCAGTGGTGTCAGTGAATGCTATACCGTTCACTTGTTCACCAATATACCCTAATCCTAGCCCAGTAACTTGTGTAGGTTCGTTGAATACTGTGTAAGGATAAGTCTCTTGACTATCATAGTTGTATCCGTACACATAACCTTGCATTGCCGCGTCAACTCCGCTGAACGGAATCAGTGAACTCTTTCCTTGTATACCAGCAACCATCATATATCCGGTTAACAATGGCTTGCCATTGATATCAAGATAATAATAACCATCAGCGGATAATTTTACCAGGTATGGTAACCCATTTGGATCGGCCAAGTATCCGGTGGCTTTGTTTATCACACGCAGGTATTGTGTATTTTGCGCAGAGGTTACTCCTTGTGGAGTCACACTGTACCAAGAAGGAATTAACCCGGTGAATGTAGTAAACGGGTTAATTAAAATAGTTCCGTTGTTTCCTACCGCAACTGCATACGTGGCCGCGGTGCTGGTGAATGTAGTAAGGTCAGTAAAGTCAACCGATGACTGTGTGTTCTCGCTTACTAATCCATATGGAAGACCCAGGGCCGGAGTTTGTGCTGATGCGCCAGATCCAACAGGACTGTAGTAGAATGATTGCACTGCAAACGATCCCCAGTCTAGCCCATTCTCTGACAGTAGTACTGTTGCTTGCGCACCTACTGCTACCCAGTACACACCACCGTAGTTTTCAACACCACGTAGGTTTGTAGATATTTCTACAGTATTAGCATCTACCCAGTGCTTGCCGTCCACGCTGGCAAGAATCGCACCATCAAAGCCAACTGCCATGTAGGCAAAGTTGCTACTCACAGGAGACAATGTGCTGTGTGCCACACGTTCAATACGTGTGTAAAGTGATTGGAGACTGGTCTTGACGTCCGACTCTCTAACACGCATCGCATCTTCACTCCAGAACACTGTGCCAAGGTCTGTACTACCCGGTTGCCAGTATGCCATCAACCGGTCGTTTGCATTGTCAAAATAGCTGCCATCAAGTAGCGTTGCTTGAGTGGAGTCTTGCAGTGTTTTTTCGTTCAGGATACTTGCGCCCAAGAAATTTTGGTTAAGCAAGTATGCGCGACGAGTTCCTGGGAATCGATCGCCAGGGTAGTTTGCAAACTCAATTGTCTTTTGATCGTTCACTGTTATAACTTGACCAGCGGAGTAGGTTGTGTATGAAATCCAAGGACGCACCCCAGTTGCATAATACGAAACACGGTCAAATTTTAACTTGGTAGAAATATTTCGTACCATGCGATTCCGTATGTCGTTTGGTGCTATCACTGTACCAGCTGGTACAGACAGTCTTGCATAGGCTGACACGCCAGTTCCGCTACTGATTGCAAATTCAACTGTTGGAGTGCTAGTGAATCCAGTTCCTGCATTCAACAACTCTACACCAATAATCTGTCCTTCGGTTGCTGTTCCAACTGCGCCAAGTATTGCTTGTGCTTTTGCACCGGATCCGCCGCCGCCGGTCACAGTTACCGCAGGGGCAACTGTGTATCCTGATCCTGAGCGTGTGATCACAATCTCTTGTATCTGGTAGCTGTAACTACTGTACCAGTCACTGCGATTGGTTGCACGTATAACTGCACGATCATCTGCATTGTTTGTGTCAAGATTTCTTCTAGCTGATTGTGCTTTATCGTAGTAACTGTAAAAATCAAAGTCAGTGGTTTTGCTATATGATTCATCAACTCCTTCGTAGTTAAGCACGTATTCACGCACCTGTGAACGATATGGCTTGACTTCATCAATGTACTGTTGATAGTAATCTTGATTGTCTTTGATAAATGCAGGAAACTGCAACAGCTTTCTTAGTTTGTGTGCCACTGTTAAGAAGCTGGTCTTTAAGATCCAATCTAGACTACGTTGCTCAGTAAAGATATAGTTAACTAAACTAAAGAACAGTTCATTGGTTTTACCTTGTAGGTCATTTACAAAAATTTCGTTGTAGATTGCAACAAAAATGTTACGCAACTCTTGTGCGGCATTTTTGCTAAACCCTTGACTGTCGAATGCAGAGTTATCAAATCCAATTTTGGCTTTAAGAACATCAAATGCATCAGCAGTTACTTCAATCGTTCCTTTTTCACTTATGACCGGTATTGCACGTAGAGTAGAATCAATTTCATAAATTTCATAATTACCCAGCCCGTTGTCTAGTACCTTGACAATTTGTCCAGACGTTAAGTTCAAAGTTGAAATATCATTCACCGTGTTAACCACTGTGTCAATCAGCACAGTGTCATTGTAACCTGTGGCATACCAGTTTACATAACTCCAGTAACGACTGTTATCATAGCTTTGGATACGAATCAGCACCCAGCCTTTAACAACACCTTGCCATTCGTAAATGGTCCAGAAGTTTTGGTAGGTGGAATCGCGATCCACTAGCACCCGGAACCCAGAAGTACTTCTTGTACCTACTAATAGTTGTTCTGTTGGAATGTACATCAATTGGTCAATGATGTCGATTTCGATGTGGTACCATCCAGAGTCCGATGCAGGAATAGCTTCGTTATCTAGCATGTTTGCCAGATCAAATTTACCAACTACCTGATATGAAGCAAATACTGAATTTACAAAACTCACAAACACTTTGGTGGCTGCTTCGTTGTCAAGTATCAACGTCTGTCGAGGGCGCAAACTCAAGCCAACTCGTCCTGCTGCCGGCAAACGTAAATCTGGAACAATGTTACCAACAGAGTCTTCTCCAGAGATACTGTCAACAATTTTATTAATCACGCGAGTTGGAATCTTGCTCTTGGGATTGTTCTGTTGTACCAGTTGGAACTCACTGTGAACAATGTTGCTGTTTTGTACTTTGCTGTATTCAATGTGAAGCGCAATATAATCACCTTGAAGCAGTGATTTAGAGTTATAAACATTGAACGCATTGCTTTGAATAAACGAAACATACGGAATGTCTTGTGACGCTGGATTGGCGATTAAATCAGCAATACCAGTTACACTATTTGTTCTGCGGGTTGCATTGAAAGTAATACTGCGTTTGTTTTTTACCCAGAAATAATATTTTACTCTGGCCAATCCAGTGGCATCATCAATGTATGCACGACGAACGTAAGCAGTGTCAGCTGGGTGCTTAGGTACGCCGTCGCCGCCGATTGTTATATACTGGCTAGGTAAAAAGTCGCTAGACACCCATTCATAAACATCAATGCTAGAACCCGGGAATGTTGCTCCCCAATTGATAGCGCGATAGCTCACTGTATCTTGTTCGTAGTCAATGTACTTGACTGTGCTTAGGTCCCACCAAACTTGTCCAAGTTGGAAATCACCCCATGGTCCAGTAGCGTCGATATTCACGCGAGCTTCGGCGCCAAGATTGTATGTTGCAGGATCATCTACTGTTTTATAATCAATGTCTTGATCTGCCACGCCAAGTATTTTTCCTTTAACAGGATCAAGATAATCAAATTGAGCCACAATCGTTTGTGTGCGGGTGTCGTAGGCAAAGATCTTGTTAACATGATTGGTGTCAACTTTGTCTGTGCGATTGCGTGTGACTGTCCAGCTTTTCTTCAAGTCAGGGTTGGTGAATATGTGTACTAGTCCAGTGTTGTTACCAAAGTTATCGTTGAATTCTGCACCAATGATAATCACATCTTTGTTGATGTCAAGACTTGATCCAAAATTGTCTCTTGCATTGATGTACGCATTTTGCAACACCTGACTAAAAACAAATTGTGAAGGTTGCGCTAAACTGTCATTTGGTACGCTCAAGAAATCATACACATATACTGCACCGGCTTGTTTAAGTGCGTCAAGTAATGATGTGGTTGTTTTGTCAAATGTAGTTGTTAGTTCATCAAACGTGGTAATCTTAAGAGTAGCGCCTTGCTCACTGCTGATTACCAATGTCTCAAGATTGTCACTAATTTTAATCTTAGAGCCAAATCGTTCTGGGTTACCCACACCTGGGTGGCGAATTTCTTGGATGTAACTGTAAACTGACAATCCTAAGTCGGCCAGTACTGCACCGTCACTAGGTAAAATATCCAGTTTGTTATTTGTTAAAACATTATCCCCAGTGATAACCACATTACCATTGATGTTGGCAGCAACCACACCCGGAATACCAATAGCATTAATCTGATTGATAAAATCTTCCCCAGATGTGAGACCAACAGATACGTGTTGTTCGTTGATACGTATAGTGTCGCCAACAGCCAACAAAATGCTAGCAGTTGAGATTGTGCTGGCTGCATCACCGTATACTTTGCCTCGGTTGACATAACGATACACTGACCCAAAGTAGTAGCCTGGAAGGTTGTATCCCGGGGATCCAACAAATAAACCTGTGTTATCGTCAGAGATGGTAACACTAGCACCAAATCTTCCTTGTGTAACTGGATCTGGTGGAGTTAGTTTTTGGATCAAGTTGAAATCGTTAAGATCAATTCTAACCAAACTTCCGCTGTCAGGAATAGCATCAAACACGATTGTTGACCCAGATTTAGTGTAGTCAACAGACTCAACTTTAGCAATGCCGTCGACTGTTACTCGTGTTACTTGTTTAAGGGCCTCGCGAGCATTAAAGCTTCGATTGTTACCAAATGCCTGGAACAATTCATAATTTCTATCGTACGCATATGCACGACCTGCACGGATAACGCCATTGACGCTGGCATCCGGTGCACCAATCAACAGTTGATATCCGTATTCTGTAGTTGCCAATGATGCGCCAAACTTTGCAGAACTTTCAATTGTTTCAGGTGGTGCAATAGTGCCCATCAATGTATAGTAGGTCAATAATGGTCGCACTGTGATGGTTACTGCAACAAGCTCGGCAGAGTTACGGAACACAAGATTTTGCCCATTTAGATAATATTCGGCTTGTGGAACAAATATGCGGCCCGATGAATCAATTACTGTTATTGCGTCCACAGATTCTGGAAGACTCGACAGTGCATAGGTGGTGATCGAAGTATTGCATCTAATTGTTGTTGTGTTGCTCTGTTGTGCCACAAACAACTTGGTATCTCTTGCTAGTACAGCTAAACTAACAAACGACAGTGTGCTACCAATCAACGAAAACTCCAGGCCTGGTTGGTACACTTTACCACTGTCACCAACAATAGAAACTTCAGCTGTTTGAGTTGCCCCAGGAAGATTTATAAAGTAAGTAGATGCGCCACCGGCCAGTGTAATAGTTGTTCTAGACAATGATGTTTGTTTTTGTGCGTATGCATACACTCGGTTGATACCCGGTGCGCCAACATACAACCAATTTTCATCTTTGCTCATTGCAACACTTTCACCAAATCTTGCGCCGGCATTTGTTGATACTGGTTGTAAAATTTGTTGAGTATTCCAACTTACTCCTCCGGCAAATTGAAATAGTGTGACTGTACCCCGATCAGAAAAACTACCCGGTGCACCAATTGCACTTGAGTAAACTCCCATTTTAATATCTGCGCCAAATTCTCCGGCGTCTGGGCCAAATGCACGAATCGTATCAATTTGGCTATATGCTAGTGTTTCTTTATTTCTCAAGAATGTTTTAACTACACCGGTTGTTAACACAGTGTTGGCAGCAAACCCAGTTCCTACCGCAGTCAAGTCAGTTATTGTAATAGACGGTGGTTCAAGGTAACCCTGTCCTTGCACTGAAATTTCAATTCCACCAATGCTTAGGTAGCTTACACGAATATTACCAGTTGCGCCAACGCCTGTGTCTCCTGCTACCGCAGTGATTGCTATTGTGGCATTAGAGCTGTATCCGGAATAAGAACTTTCTATAGATAGTCCTTTGTTAATAACTTCTAGTGATGCTACGCTAGTGGAAGTCAGTACCGCAACTAGATTAGTGGCAAGACTAATAGTGGGTGATATCACCCGAACAGCCGGCGGCTCAGTGAATCCTGCCCCGTTGCTAATAACATAGCAAGCAGTGATTACTCCAGCTGTGATCACAGTGTTGGCAACCACGCCTGTGCCACCGCCGCCGATTATTTCAATCGCTGGTGCAGTTACATAACCCGACCCACCATTGATAATGCTAATACTAGCAATACTGGTCGGAGTTAATCTTGCTTGTACGTTTCCGTTCGTGCCACGATCAAATCTGACCCAGTCGCCTGTAGAAATTGTTGTAGCGGCATTCAATCTTACATTTGTTGTGCTTACAATCTCTGTAACCACAGTGTTAGATACATTGGCAAGGTTTGCAGATGTCACGCGGTCAAGAACCTTTAGCGTTGATGTACTAGCAACGTTAACATACGGTGAACCAACTCTAGTAGAGGTTGAAGTTAGATTGCTAAAATCTGAAATAATCACTGTTGGAATTTTTGTAAATCCCGACCCACCGGTTACCAAATTGGCTTGTAGGATTGTGCCGGACTCGCGAAGTGCAGTTCCTTGAGCACGTATTCCACCAGTTTCACGATCTGGGTAAGAGAAAGAAACTACAGTAGATCCATAGTTTTGCCCAGGATCAGAAATATTAATCTTGGCAACTTGTCCAGAGTTGTTCAACGGTGATCCAACCATTAACAGTGTGTTGTCATAGTTGGTAGAAACTGCACGACCATATCCTTCGTCAGATGTGTACTCGCCTGGGCGTAGTACTAGATTTCCAGCAGTTTTCCATGCATTGGCTTTTTGGTACACTGCCCAACTGTTGATCGCATCATTGTTATCAATCCAAACGCGATCAGCATCTTTCCACCCGTTTGGTGGAGTGAAGTTGTTGATGTCGCTGGCTAGATTAAATCGTACTGATTTTAATCTAAACAACACACCTGTGTCTGTTATTGTTTGCGCACTTTTTAGAACATCAATATTTCTAGTGGCAATAGTCAGAACACTCTTAAGTCCATCGATACCAATCACTTGATAGAATCCATCAAAATCTGTATCAAATCCTTTGATACCCATTACTTCACCAACAACAAAATCGTGCGGGTTATCAAACCCCACAATCATAAAATTGTCTAGGTTATATGTCAAGCTGGTTACTAGGTTGTTAGTTTCTGTAACACGATACACGTTCCAGCTACTGCTGAAATCTTTAGCTACCCATAGTTTATATCCACTGCCAATGTCTGGCAACACATTCACTAACTCACTGAAATTTTGTATATCAAAGATAGTACCATTGATATCATCAAGGTTAACATAACCAGCAGTAACAAAATCAGTGATCTGCGGCTGGTAACTGGCTCTAGTAGGAATAATGTTTTTACTGTAGTCTACTGGAATTTGATACATATCGTTGGTACGAATAGGCACTGCGCCTGGCACGTCGGCGTCAGCATTATCCAATAGTATTAGTGTGGTTGGATCATCTGTCAGTTGTGATTCTTTTAATAATACTTCAACAGACTGGTCACTGTCTAACGCACCATATTCACCGACACGAACTGCCCACTCTTCAAACACCTCAATCTCACTGGTGATATTGTTAAAAGTTGCTCGGGTAAGTGCAGTGATAGAATCTAGTGTTCCTTTTTGTGTAATATAGCCTTGGTAAAACTTCACTTGAGATTCATCGCTTAGACTAAAGTCACTAAAGAATTGACGTTGGCGGAATCCAATCAACCCGTTACTAAACTTGCGCAGATCTTCAGCGGCTGGCAAATTGTCCACGTCATAGATATTTTCAAACTTTTGCGCCAGAGATGCAAAGTTAGGTAGCAAGCCTGTTTTGATATCTTTGCGATTTACTTCTTGCCAGCTGCTGCTGAACTCAAATTTTTGCGTGGCGTCAATGTCAATCAATGCAAGGTACACAATGCCATTGACATCAACAAAGTCGCCCTTTTTATATGTTATATCAGCTTTCCAGGTCTGGATGGTAGTGGAATTGTACATGAATCCCGGAGGATTCAATGCACCTGTCCAGTTACCAGTTTTGTTTCCAACCAGCTTGAACCGGAATTGTCTGATACCTTCAGCTGGTTTGTAGATCACGTCATTGAACACTGTTTCGTTATCAAACACCAAGATGTGCTCGTACTGCACTAGATTAAATTCAGCATAGCCAATGGTCTGCCCAAAGTTTGCTGTGAATGTAAACACATTGTCTGATCTAGTGATTGAGAACTGGTTGTTTCGAATAATTTGGAAATTTTGATCTAGTACTTTGCTGCCACTGGTGCGGTTCTCAACAAAGTCAACCACACTCATTGCACCTTGAACTTTGAGGTTGTTAAATGCAGGACTTAGTACAAGAATGTTTCCTGACTGCCACCCTTGCTGACTCCAGGTCAGGAATTCTTTTGCACTCAATATCCAATCTTGCTTGGATGCCATATCGTTGTTCATGGTGTCAAACACAAATCCTTGACTTACCATATAACGACCGTGGGCAACCAAAAAGTCAACAACTTGTTGACGACTGTTGAACTCGTGACCATAAGGCACAGTAATTTTTACAGAACGATAATCTCTGTAGATTGTTGCACCAGTACCAGCCACGCTAATTTGATAACTGCGGCCTTGAGCTTCACTTGGTACAATAGTAAAGTAAGGATTAGCCAAATCATATCCGGTTACTTTCCATCCGTTGTCGCCTTTTTCAATTATGACTGCGCTATAAACCGCACGATTAACCGGAGCACTCTTATGCAGATATACTTCGTAATTTTCGTCGGGTATGATTACACTTTCATTGTTGTAGGTAGGAGAACCTTGTTCTGCCAATACATTTAGATAATTTTTATCCGCAAATCCAGCTGTTGCATAGCTGAGATTTACATTGACATTTTTCAAATATGATTTAATCTTAGGCGCTGGGTCAATACCGCGATTCACTAAGAAATCTCTCACCCAATTGATATAACCTGAGGTGTGAACAACTGGATCTCCATTGGATCCAACGTTAGGGATTTCAACAGTGTCTTTAGTAAGTCGCTGTTTGTTATTTCTGACTACCAATTGATCCAAGTTGATATTACGATAGTAAGCATGTGTGTTGACCAGGCTACCAAAATAGTAAGCAGGGTTTGTTAGCATCAATGCAATTTGCATTGCATAAGGAAAATCACTGCTACGACGCCATGCAGTTTCAGCAGGTGCTTGATCGCCAATGGCAAATGCTCCGCCAAGGTTTCTACCATTGAACTGTTTAGGAAATAGTTTTTCAGGACTAATCAATAAACCGTACTCATCAACAGGGATTAGTTTACTCAAGCCAGGTCTTGCAAAACGCAGATCTATTCCTGTACGTGAGCCGCTGTAGATATAACCTTGTTCTAGGTCCGCCCACAATACATTGTTACCACCAGTGTACGGAGCATTGCCATAACGTGCCACCCACCAGTCTGGGCGCTCACTAAAGCCCAACATTTCCCACGGCATTAGATTTGGGCGGTCTGTGTCGTAGAAGTATTGATAAATTCCTCTCCAGAATCCTGGTAGATTTTCGCCATCAATACGATCTTTTAATTTCTTATAGTTCCATGTCCATGCATTGTTACTCTGGAAAAAACTGCTGTCAGCATAATCAACTTGATTGGTTCCCAACCATTTTAAGAAGTTCTTGGTAAGCACACGAGTGAACTCTTTTCGATCATATGCTGTTTTTCTAAACTTGCCCGGAATAAATTCGTATAGATCAAAAATGTTTTCAGCATAGTTGACTTTGATGTTGTTGTAGATCCTAGTTTCAATTTCTAGCAACATCTGATCTCTAAAATCATTGAACACCGGAGTCAAGCTGCCATCGTGTCCTTGTATAACTCGCACAGGATTTTGATATGTGGTATCTTCAAATATCTGAGGCTTGAACTTTGGATATAATCCTAGTTTGGTTGGTGTCTCAGGTACATAATTGCCTTCAGTGGAATTAAAGTACAATACCTTTACAACATTGTTAACGGTTAATAACAAACTGTCTGACAACAGTATGCCCGCAGTGGTTGTGCTAAATGAGTAATCAGTATCTTTAACCAGCAGTCGATCTTCGCCAGTTACTTTGTTGACTAGATATACCAGTACCGCACGATTTGAAACTAGTTTGTCATCATAAAAAGTTGGAATCTGATAAATGCGTTGTTGCACGTTGATAACAGGATACAATAATTCAGTGCGGTATTTGGTGCCCCACGGTAACATATCGCTATCGTACCACGGTGAGTATGTGCTCTTGGCAGAATTCATCTGCTCAAGTATTGCATCAACTGCCTTTGGAATATCTAGAATTGTGTTTTGTTGTGTAATCGCAAGTTCTGAAAATCTATTCTTGAACTTGGTATATTCTTTTTGTGCCAGCTCAACTGCTTCTACTAGATTAAACTCTCGTTGCAATAAGAACACGTTTGCCAATGGAATTGGACTGGCGTGTTGTAGGATACTACCAGCCCAGCTTTTTATATCAATGTCACGTACATTATTAGACCCTAGCACAACACCCTCGAGACCGTAATTGTTTTCGGCCATGGTGGTATAATGATTTCTCATTTGTCCTAGTGTTAGTACTTCAAAGTTTGAGTTTGAGCTATTGTTATCAAGGTTTGACGGAATCTCATAATAGCCAAGTTTGCTTATGCTATTGCTGTAAATTCTAATATCAACTTTAGCACCTGTTGATAACAGCGCAGGTTCAATCACCACAGCGGTACGTACACCAACTGATTCAATTGAAAAACTACTTTCACTTAACAAATTGTTGTTAAGGTAAACTTTAATGTAAGGTACAGTTAAACTATCAATTGGTAAAACATCAATTTCAAAATAATTTGTACGGTCATCAAACACATGATTTATTACCTGGTATTGATGTGTTTTTTCGCTGGTCTTTCTCCAGATATTTCGATATGATGCTGACCCATCTGCGCTTGTTTCTTTAAGATAAAAAGTGTTCACAGTAACAGTTTGTTCCGTAGATCCCACTAGGTAGTTAAACTGATCAGTGTCCCAGTAATTCTGAAATTGTATATCACCAACTGCCTGGAAATTGCGGTAGCTCAATGGAACGCCAAGTACAGAATCAATTGATCCTGTTCCAATTTTGTACCCAAAGATTTTAGTGCCAACGAACTTACTGCCAGGATAGCTGTCGGCATCAGCTACACTAACGCCGGTATCATCGAAAATATCAAACAACGGAGATTGTGTATATCCAGTTTTTTGTTGACCTGGTTGCCAGCTGGTGCCGTTGTACCAGTATTCGTGGTAGACCGGAACATCAGTTATCAACTGTTGAATATTCGTAGGGGTCGTTAGCAGTACGTTGTTGCCTGCATCATATGTATCAGGTGTGGTGTCAATTGATGTTATATCAATGTTGTTAATTGGAGCAACTCTGGCAATGGCTTCAGAAGCGTAGGTAAATGTAATGTTTCTAGAAATAAATGGTGGCTGGAGCACATCCAGTCGAACCTTGTACGTTTCGACGCCAACTGCATCAATTGTGGTAATCAGTTCTTGCACTTCAGGAATTGTGTCCCCTACAGTTATACCGATACCAAAACCGTCGTAGTCGCTGGTGACCCTAGAGCCTACTAGGATACCCACCAAGCTTTCAACCACAACATAATATGAATCAGTAGTTTCAGACTGTTCACCAACTACTGTGACTGCGGGCACAGTCGGCTGGATGGTCACTAAAGGAGCAGAGGTGTAACCACGACCAGGCACAGTAACAATAATACTTTCAATTGTGGATGGTTGATATGTAACTTTTACCAGTGCAGACTGACTTACTCTAAATGGTGTATTCGCACTCACTCGTAGCTCACCGGACACTACAATGGTATTGGTAATGTAATCAACTGAAATAATTTTTATGCCATCCGGTATTGATCCATATTCGTCACTGATCAGCATGCCGGGTTGCAATCCCTGGGCTGTTAAAACCGGCACAGTTGTACTACTGTCAATGTCAACAGCAGTTTGGTAAGTTTGAAAGTCGCCAACAGGTGCGCCACTACCAGTCAAGTCATCAGTGAAATATCTACTTTGACAAGTAAACACCAACTCACTACCGGCTGGGAGATCTATTAGATTTCCATCTTCGTCAAGTATTTCAACTGCCTTGTCAAGATTAACTACATTGCTATCAACTCCTGTTACTGTATAGACAGTCGAGCTGGTTAATGCAATATCCATATAATCGCGATAAGTTGATATTGTTCCTTTAAGTTCTGGTCCAGTTATTGCACGGTCTGTATAAGTGTTTAGTGCAAAGTCTCCGTATTTTATGCCGGCTGCTGATTTAATTACATAAAAACACAGCCAGCCGGCGCCAACTGAGCTGATTTCATCTGCAGTCGCAAACTCAATTTGAGTTGCTCCGTTGACTGTTGCAGTTGAGGTAACTGAGGACACAGTGTTTATTATATTCACACTGTTGTTAGCGGTCAACTGATACCCACTGCCAGCAGTATCTAATGTAATGTAGCGAATAAACTGGTCCGACATCACTAGGTAAAATGTTGCTGTTGGTCCACTCGCTGGAGCAGTTATACTGTAGGATGGTTGTGCAAAATACCCGGCGCCAGGATAATCAACAGTCACTGCCAAAATTCTACCGCCATCAACTTTTGGAGTTGCTGTGGCTCTACGACCAACAAATACAACTTTGTCTCCAATAGTAGTACTCACTTCGCGACTGATTTCAATTTGAGTGGGGCTAATTACTTTTAGAACTTCTGTTCCATAAGGAATACGTGGACCAGACACATACATGCCTTCGTGTGCTAGAGCTGTGTCGTCTAGTGTCAGTGTCGCAGTAAAAACTTCTGTAGTTGTTTGAACATGATAATCGGTTCCTAATGTGCCCAGAGTCTTGAACACATATTCATTACCACTAGAAGTCACAGTGGTACGAATGCTAAATCCAACATTGTTATCACTTAGGTTTACGTTTGATACAATGCTGCCTCCGGGCATGCCTTCGCCAATGATATAATTACCGACCAGCGCCGACGAAACCGCAGACATTCTAAGAAAATTACCTTCTACTGTGGTGTTTGCATTTGTGCGTACCACTGCCTCAGGATGCGCAATAGTAATTGTAGGAATAGTCGAGTATCCAGTGCCTGCTTCAGTGATACGTACATAATCTATTTTTTTGGTAGTATCAAATACCACAGTAGTATTTGCACGGACATCGTATGCTGTTGCAACTTGAATATCTGGTGTTGCGATATAATTAGTTCCGCCGCCGCTTACACTAAAGGAAGCAATAGTGGTGTTGCTCATTAGTGCTTGGGCATTAGCAGTTTCTTCACCAAGACCTGGCAATGGCGAAGTAAGTGTCACGGTTGGAATAAAAGTATAAGGCTTGCTGTCCACTACTTCAATTGAATCAACTTTGAACGTAGGCAACAGTGTGGTATTCAGTGATACCAAATGAATTTGTGTGCCAGTGTCAGTGGTAATGAAAGTGACATTATAAATGCGATTACGAACATCAGGATCGATATCGTTTGCAAATATAATTCGTGTGCCTTCTGTTAACTTTTTAGGCGCCTGACCGCCAGGTAATTTTACAGTGTATGATGTTTTGCCTTCAACTTGATTAAATGCATCAGTGACTGTGAAATCAATTACATCAATTGGGGCTTTGGCTTGTGTGCCAAAGTTATAGAGTTTGATATCTGAGTCAAACTCTATAATTGGACGAGTAGCTCTGACTAGTCCTTCAACTATCAATTGATCAGGTGCATTGTTATAAGTAGCACTCAAGTTGATTAACGCACTGTGGAACCAACGATTGCTACGACTCCACGGATTTTGATCAATGCTTGCTCTATTCACAGTGATATAATCAGGCTGTGTTAGCCCACTGATTGCATATCCTTCAGGAACAATCAAGTTGGTTGCACTAATTAATTTAATTGCGCGACCAACTCCTTCAACAATATAACTATTTCCTATGTATGCCACAGGGGTTGCAGTAGAATCAAATGTAATTCTAAGGCCATTTGTGAACACAATTCCATTGGGACTTGTGTAGTTTTTCTTACCAAGTATTTCTGTAGTAACATTTACAAAGTTTGCATTAGGTTCAATTAGCTTGATTGTACCATACATTAATGGATTTTTGCTGTCTTGATAATACAGTGTATCAAGTGGTGCTGTGATGTTTGGTGCTTCGTCCCAATTTCCGCTACGATTTTTTACGTACTCTAGTCCGGCATTGGTTTTACCTTCGCGCACATAAACTTTTTCATTGGTGTTAACAGTATAGCGAGGAATTAATTTAACAACCTTGCGGCCGGCACCAACGTCAACTAGTGTGATCAGCCATACTTGGTAACGGTCTGCTTCGGGCACAAGATTACCTGCTTCATACGGGATTGCACTTGACTCAGGTGGGCCTTGGTCAAACTTGTCAAGGTCAAAGTTACCTGGATCTGTCCAATCTTCTGCTGTTTCATCTCGTGTTAAGAAGATAAGTGTTTTGTTGGCAATATTATCAATAACACCGTCAAACCCGCCGCGTGAATTGATCACGTTTAACAGGTTATTTTGAAAAGATCGATATGTGCCACCAATTGCAAAGTCAACATTGGTCGCCAATGGTGCTCGTGCATAAAAATCTTGTGCATCACTCGCTGGTACAGAGAATTGTACTTGGCCGATATCAGTACCGTTTCGTTGAACTCCTAGTATGTCTCTTTGGTTAACTTCAGCTTCAACACTACGTGTTCCGCCCACACCAGGACGAGTTTGAATCCAAAACTTGTTACCTGATGAATTAAGATCGAAAGTATATGTATTTCCTCTCACTAGAGTGATTAGTGGATTTCTGTCGGTGCTAAATCCAGTGAACTTAAAACTATTAGTTGCGGTGTCACGCTTGACATCGTAGTTCAAGATGTTACGGAAATTACTTCCGGTAACTGTTACCTCCGGTGGGCCGCTTGGCAACCAGTAATACTGACTGAAGTTAATGAATTTGTCAAAGTCAATTGAGCCATCAAAGTTATATTGCTCGTTGGCAAACAAACGATCGTGATTGGTAACATTGGCCCCGTGATATTTTAATTGATTCAGTAGGTCGCGGTAGTTGCTGTAATGCAGAATATTGTTACTGTCGTCACGAATAACCACACTGGGTTCAAGTTGATAATGTTGACGTAGTTTATCAGGTTCGGTTATGTAGCTGTCGCCGGCTTTGTATGTTGGAGCAAACTGTCGACCAATATAACCATTGACTCGCTGGAAGTTTGGTTCGGAAACCAATTGATCAAGTGTGGCCGACAAGAACTTTTTGTTCGAGTCTGATCGAAATACTATCGGCAGTAAATCTATTGTTTTAATGATTGCCATGTTGTTTGCTTTTACCTAGTTAAACTTGTCCCAGCTGACTTGATGTGATAGCTGGTATTACTTCTATGTTGTCCACAGTTGCCGCACTGATTAAAATTTCATCAGCTTCGGCATTGATTTGATACAAATTACCAAAGCCAAGTTGGGCGCTGGTTGGTACAATAATAATACTGGAGATGTTAGGCAACAATATATTATGCAAATATGCACTTAACTCACTGAAATAAAAGCTCTCGCCAAAATCCCAGTTGTTAATGTCAAAGTATCGATTGATTGCGGCAACCACTGTGGTCTTGACATCGTTGTCACTGATAATCACATTGGGATTTTTAACAACCTTAAATGTGGCACGAAGTGCAGGATCTGCCTTGGCTCCAAACAGTGGTTTGAATCGTGCTGGATTATAAATGATTGTGTCGCTAAGTGCTTTGATATTTTCCAATGCACCAAACTCAATGCTAAGTTCGGCATTGTTAGCCGCAGTTGGTTTGATTACTTTGCCCGACGTGTCTTGAATCCATGCTTGGTAATCTGTTGCATATACTTTTGTCAGCAAGTACAGATCAATAATGTTGTTGGGTGCAGGATCAATACGACGAGTGCTCGGGGCATTGTGTCGATACTGGAAATACAACTGTTGACGTCCTTGATATCTAAAATAGTTTTGACTTAGTACGGCTCGGCGACTTACTGCACCATTGGACACAGTGACACTCAACACATAAAATGCATCATCAGTGGTTGCATAAAAAATTTGTCCATCTAGATACAAGCTAGCATTACGCTCAATATCGCCTTGGATCTGGTACTGTGTGTTGATTGTTGTGCCATCAATTGGTACAAATTTTACAAAATTGTACAGTCCTGTGGTCTTTTCAAAGTACACATACTTGTTGGCAGTATTTGTGGCCGGATCAACAATTTCTCTGAAAATGTCAGGATTATCTGGGACGCCATCGCGATTCACATCTGGAAATTTTAGAAGAATCTTACTAGTGTTTTCGTATCCGTCGGCGTCAACAATCATTTTGTAAATGAAGTATGTGCGGTCATCAAAGAATGCACTAGTGCTGTTGGGTTGGCTGTTGATCTTGAGAATCTTGATTTGATCATCTAATACTGTTCCAGTGCGAGTGTCATACACACGTATACGTGGATCAAAATAAAATTTAGTTTCTCTTGTGCTTTCAAACACATAGTTCAATTGGCGATAGTAAATGGTGTATCCATTGATGCTGTTTACAAAAGCAATAATCCAACTGCTGTCTTGAGCAAGACCAGCAGTGTCGCCGGCGTAGGTTATATCGTATTCAGAATTGGCAGCTGGGTTTGCAATAAGAGTACTGTCAGTCTGTGTTAGTTTCAAATTCTGCGGCTGAACAACTTTCCATAACTTAGCAACAGAGTCATATCTTATGCCTAGATTCTTTTTACTGTTAATCAATGCCACTGCATCACGCAGGGTATCGTCATCGACTTCGTTATAAATCTTAGGAATAATTTCTTTAATCACAGCACCGTTTGGCACATATACCGAAATAGCAACAGGGCCTTCGTCACCAGGTTGTAGAATACCACCGGCTGTGCCGTCACCTTGGAAACTCAAGACTGTTGCATACAAATACAATTTGTCTCCTGCAACTGATGGTAAACCAAGTTTGATCTTGTTGTCGACATCAAAACATTTTGGTAAATTGGTTACATCGTTACTTGCGGCAAATACAATAATAGAGCCCGGTGTCACAAATCGTAGCGCAGTAGATGCGGCTGAACTTAGTTTCAATGGTGGCAATGGTAACACTGATGAATTAATTACATTGCCTTGCGCATCCAGTGTGTCTTCGTATGTTTGTTTTAGTGTGAGGTAGCCTTTGCTTTGTCCTGTTGCCAGGCTCATTTGTATCCATACAGCATAGAACAAAGATCCATTGATAACTGGATCGGTGGTAGTAAAGCGTCCAAATTTTTCGTAGTAAAAGTGTGAGAACGGAATGTTATTTTCGTTCAACAGTTTATTGTTGATCTGATCTTTAAGCACTGCCAGCAAATTACCAGACGCTGAATTAGTAAACGCCACTGCATCTACACTTTCCTGGCGGTACAACAATCCATCTTGTGCAAAGATGTTTGTGCTAGAATACTTGCCTGTGATATCTAGCGTGTCAAGATACCGACTCACACCAGAACTTGATCGGTTGGTGGCTTTGGCTTTGAGTATACTTGAAAATTGTGTGTAAGGAAGGATGTTATAGTCCTCCCCGGTGATCATACGATTCTGTGTGTAGTACTGTTGTGGTGCTTTGGTACGTATCTCATCTAGTGTTTCACGTGCTTGTGCATTGGTTACCGTGGACTGCAAACTGCAACGAATAGTCAATTGCTCTGTGCGGCCATTACGGTTTACATAGGCAATAGGTAGAACAATGTTCTGCATTTCGTCTGGAGTAATGCGATAGCCAATTCCGTTGCTCACACGATAAAATGCACGATATGAGCCTTGTGGTACATTGGCCAGTGCGCCGTCACCAAACACTAGATCAATTTGATCGTTTGCACGAGTATTGATTTGGTACAAGTTCTTGTTGGTACTAGAATTATAAATCACGTTGGTACCACTAACAGCAGGAACTTTCTCCCACAGCTCATTGATGTTACCATTGCTGTCCAAACCATACAACCAAACATCGGTATTGTTGATATTGTCCACATTGACTGACACCACGCGGTTTGGTAAGCGTTCTGTCAGTGTAAAGTCCAGCGTTTTAAGTTCACCTTGTTTGAAGTACAAGAAGAAACCTGTGTTGATGCTATCGTTGCCTAGATTGTCGTTACGATAAAGAATGTTGAAAATCCTAGTAGGCTTGGGGTCTTTTTCGTAGATGTATTCTTTGCCCGCAGTAGTTGCACTGAGCAATTCAAACTTTGTTAAACTACCGTTCACAGTGGATTCAAATTTGAATGTTGGCACAATGTTTGGCAGCATGTTGATTGCATACTCGTCAGTTTTTACGCCAGCAATGGTTCCAGTGCCACCTGGTTTGCCAATCACCTGGCTGTCAACAAAGGCTGCATTTAGCACAGTGTAAAACTGTTCCTGCCAGTTATCATTGCCCGGATCGTTCCAGGTAACAGGAATGTTACTTAGGTTTAGTCCTTGACTGTCAAATAAAGTTTCAGTTGTTTGGATTGCATCAAACTTCAACACACCAGCTGATGATATATTGCGCTTTGGGTTGTAGCTGATCAAGCGGGCTAGCTTGAGAATGCTGTCTCGGCGTTCTGCGGTGTCCAGGAAGTTTTCACGTGCATTCAAGTCTGCGCGAAAGGCCAGGCTTTGTCCTAGGAAAGCAATCAAATCAATCAGGGCAACGTATTCACTGCTTTCAATAAAGTCGTTAAAGTCTTCAGGGTAGTATGTACGCAAGTAGTCAATCATTGACTTGCGCAAGGTTTCAAAGTCGTAAGCAGTGAAGTCAGCGTTTTGAAACGTCTGATATATCTTTTTCCAGTCCTGCTGTACTAGTAAATCTGTTTGCCGAGTAGTGATAGCCATGTATTTTTTGCCCTGTTATCGTATTTATTGGCACAATAATAACGGTATTTTATTGTGATGATCGGGTCAGTTTCATGCTATCTCTATCAAAATTCATACTTAGTCTGTCAGTCTGATTGGTGGTAAGATAGGTTAGTTCTATTTCAATTTGTAGTCCGCGATCAAATTCGTTCAATATCACGTTTTGTACTGCGATCCTAGGATCGTAGTTTACAATACGCCGTACATCGTCAATCATAATCTTCTTTGTTTCTGTGGTAAGAGGGTCAAACAGCATGTTCCAAATAATAGTTCCAAAATTTGGGTTCATGAGTTTTTCACCTTTACGGATATTAAAGTGATTGAATAGATCCTGGCGTACCAGGTCATAGTCGCTCACTTGAAAGTTGTTTCGACGATTGTGTGTGCTGAATCCGCGATATATATTTTTAGCCATAATAGTATTTATTTGGCATTAGGATTAGCTAAAACGTCAATGGCATAGCGTCCAATATTGAAATACTTTTCACCTGTGCTGCCGTATGCATCTGCGCCTGCGGCAGTTGACCGCCATTTTCTAGCACCTGCACCACCCAATAATTGTGCCACACAGATCATTCCAGCAATGGTACACAAGTCATCATCGGGTTTGATTGCTTTGGCACCGACCATTTGCTTGTAGTTCATTGTGATCAATTCAAACATTGCTTGTTCTTGAGCGCCTGGGTTCTTGAACCAGTCGTCTAGCGAGTTGCAACCAGATCGTCCTGTCCATGCTTGCTGTACCTTACAACAGCCATTTTTATTACCAGCTTGGTTAGTATAGTAATCACGTTTAAGGAACTTGGTTTCTACCAGTGCGGCAGCGCCAAATTGATACTTGCCCACATAGCCAATGGTGTTGCTAATAGCATAGTTAAAGTTACTTTCTGTATAGCCCATGGCTGTCATTATGCATTTTACCTGATACTGGCTCAATGGACCAACGCCGCCTGGGGGACTTGGATTGTCTGTACGTGTGAGATAACTACGCGGTGCTGCCTTCTGTACAGCTTTGCCTTGTGCGGCAGCTGGACCAGGATCCAGTCCACCACTGCCAGTTGTGACTGGCTTGCCTTGACCGTCTGTTAATTTGCCACCTGAGCCGGTTGTTACCACGTTTTTAGTCACGCACTCTGCGGCTGCGGTAACATTGCCCACCGGAGGTGGTAAATCGTTAACACTTTGTTTACCAGTGGTAGTACCAGCGGCAGCGGCTTGTGTGGCAGCAGCGGTGGCAGCAGGAGTGGCAGTAGCACCACCAGACTGTGGAGTGCCTGCGCCACGTGCCCAAGGTTCATGTGTGGGTGCAATGCCCACAATACTTGTTATTTTGCCAGCTTTGATCTCATAGCGGCCACCAAGTCTTGAATCTGGCTCCACGTTATCATGTGTGAGTTTGGGAATAGCTTTGGGCGCAGTGACACCTTGCCCTGCGCCAGAGTTGAGATAAACTTTACTACCTTGTTGACGTATGTCGCCACCGGCAGTGATATTTGTTCCAGCACTGCTTTGTACATTGATGCCGCCTGTGCTACCAATATTATAAGTTGCACCAAACAATGTACTAGCACCTACGCTGGTTTGATTGAGCTCATTGCTTTCTATGTTGATTTTACCAGCAACAGAAAGATTAAAATCTTTGCCCACATTTATATTCATTGACGTGTCAGTGTGCAGATTTATGTCTCCCACTGATCTAATGTTGAGTCCACGGCCGGCAAACAAGTGAACATGCCCCGATCCAGCTAGTTCTACGTATGCAGACCCATCACTGTTGGCAATGTAAATCACACGGTCGGTGTCGTTCATCAATATCTGGTGACCAGCGGCTGTACGGAAACGCATGAGCTGATTTGCACCAGTTTCGTTTGGCTCGCCATCGTCCATGACTATACTGTGTCCACCTTTGCGCACACGCACTGCATAGTCTTCTTCTTTGATCTTGCCTTCATTTATCTTGGTTGCGTAGTTGGGATCGTCGACCGGATCTTTGTCAAAAGGGCGGCCCGGTGTGCTGATACCCACAACTTGACTAGGAATATCTCGCATGCTAGAGCTACCAATTGCGCCACGAATAGGATCTCTATCTAGTCCTTGATTAACTAAAATTTTGGCCTGGAACTCGTGTATTGGACGCTTGGTATAATAAAAATCGCTGTTGATGTTTTTCTTGTCGTTTTCATTGAACTCACTCAGTGGCATGACTGATTGATCAGTCACTGCTTTTTTAAGCTCTTCGTCTTTGATCAAGCTCTTGTCAAATATCTGACTGCCACCATTGGCTGGAATCATGCCATGACTAAGGTTGTTTAGCACACAAGCAAACCAGTAGCCACGATCAGGATCGCCTGCAATGAATGTACACAATACTGTGTTACCAATGTCAGGTGGCACTGCCCAGAACCCGTAGGTGTTGCGAGTGTTCTCGTAGGCATTGTTTACATTTTTCTCCCCAGTAGGCTGATTGGTCACACCCATGTAAGGACTGGCATAGTTTACTGTGCGCCAGTTTAAGGGATTGTTCTGATCACCACCCATGTCAGGTATCCATATCTGCAGTCTACCAGATCGTGTGGGATCAAGATTGTTTTTGACCACAGCTTCGTAAGGACCCGAATCTAATCGTATGCCGGGACTGTTGTTGCGATCTGTCCACTTGGGTGGTCGTGAGCCTGTTCTTTTATCAATTGCCATACATTATCCTTGATTGCTAATTGGGTTGGCGATCAATTCAGCTTTGGCTTTAACAAGTGCGGCTCTTGCATCAGTTGCGCCTTGTCTAAGTTTAGGTAGATCACCTTCCATTTGAGTGATTGCCGCTTCAACTTCGGCTTTTTCGTCATCTGTTGCTTTTTCTTGGAATTCTGCACTAGACTGTGCGGTTCTCATTGTGCTGATTAAGTCTTCCGTCAGCGTAACAATTCCTTCAGCTCCAGTAGCAAGAGCACTTGCAGGGCCGTCTAAGAATGCCTGCGCTGCACGTTGACGAACAACAGGGTCTGTACTGGTTAGGTCTGCTGCCATTGCGTTTGCTTGCGCTTGTAGTTCAGCGGTGTCATCTAAGTTTGCTTGGACTTCTGCCAGTGAGTTCTCGGCCTGTGCCAGGGTTTCATCAACTGCGTCACTACCACCGGCTTCTTCTTGATCAGCATCGTCAAGCACCGCTTCTTCATCTTCAGGATCATCTGCATTGTCCTCGTCCCAGTCGTCGATATCTTGTTCGTCTGCATCTTCAAGATCAGTATTGAGTTCATTGTACTCATCCTCATCCTCAGGATTTAACAACTCTGGTTCGTCATTGGGCTCTTCGTCTTCAATTTGATTTGGATCGTCAAAATCTTCTTCAGCATCGCTACCGCCGCCATCGGACTCGGTATAGTCTGCTGTTTCAGGCAGTGCCAATGGTTCAGTGTCACTCTGTTCGTTACCTTGATCTATGGTCTGATCTGGCTGTCGCTCTTTGCTCATGTCTGCGTCACGCTTGATTTCGTAATCGTACTCGGGTTGATTAAACAATCGTATCATGTCCAATGACTGTTCAAATTTACCTTTGCTGAATGTACTTTCCACAGTAAGTATACGATAGATTCCGCTGAACAAACTTCTGCGCCAACGCCCTTCGTAGGTCAACAGCCCTGTTTTTTCGTCGAGGTCTGTGGGGCTGTAAAATTCTACTAGACAATGTATTTCTCCGGTGTCTGTGCGAATGCTGTTGTTCTTGGTAACAACCGGATCGTCTTTCATGTTGGCATTGTACTGTGCTTGCCCTGGATTAATAAAAATATCATCTTGTTTGATAAATGTAGGATCGCCGATGATTTTGATCTTGAGGTTGATCATGTCGCCACGACTGCCGCTGTAGATGTCGTTGGCAAGGCCGGCCACTGCTTGTGTTTTGCTGTCGCGCTTGGCATCACCAGACCCAGTTACCGCAGGGAGTTCTGCAACGTTTTCTCGCATGATCGGAGATGCACTGTTTGGTTTTGGAGTAACGGTATCTCCTTGCTTGTTCAATTCATCTTCTTGACTGCCACCTTGCTTGGTGCTTTGTGTGGCTGTGCTCTTGCCACGGTCAATGTTGATTGCAGTGTAGTACAGGGTGTCAAAGTCAATGTTGAAATCTAATACATCTCTGTTTTGTCCGGTGTACATGTAACTATACTTCTTGACCCAGCCTTTGGGCAAACCCTGTGGACCATATGGGTGTTTTCTATTATAGTATTCGTGTGTGTTCACATAGTAGGTGATAATTTTGCTGTACTTGTTTTTGTCAGGGTCAAAATCTTTGAGCTTGATATGTGGCACAATCTTCCACCAAACAAGTGGTTTGTTTTCGTCCATCTTGTCAGCTATTTTTTGTGCGTCATTGCCTTCCTGGGTTGGATCTTTGACTTGGTCTCTAATGAACTTGCTGTTTCGCATGGCAACGTTGATCACTTCCATCACGCTGGTGCCCATGTACATGTTGAATGTACCTCGTTGGAAGTCCGGGCCAGAGTTACCTGCGCCAGCATTGGCACGTCTAGCGGCTTGCACTTGCTTGGGGTCTGACGCATTGGCCATTGGTACTTTCTTTGGTGACTGCTCCTCTGAAATAACCATTGTGCCGCCATCGTTGGCTAAAATCTCATCTGCAAATACCACCCGCACTTCGTTGTAGGTAACCTGCTGTTGATTTTTACCTTTCTGATGTTCGGCTGCGGCCTTCTGCCATGCATTGTATGCCGCAGTATAACTGGTCACAGTGTATGTGCCGTCTTTGGCCAACTGTTCTTTTTTTGCCGCAATGCTCTTGTCAATGTCTTCTGATTCACGTGCAGTGAGTTCTGGAGTAGCAGACGCTCTTTGCAATCGTTCTAGTTCTTTTTTGTCTTGCTCTTCACGTTCTTTTTGCTTTACCACATTGTCTGCCACTGTGTTTTCAAAAAATTGCTGTAGGTTTTTTGCACTTACCTCAAAGTTTGCAGGAGTAGCACTCACTGTATCGTTGAATGCTTGATGGTTAAAGGGAATAGCCTTGCATGCATACTCTGCGCCATTCACACCAACTTTGATTTTCATCTCAGTTATCCTGATAGGAATGTACTTGCGTTCGTTGAGTAACTGTATTGCTTCTCCAGTCTGTCCTTCGATGTCAGTGTAGCCATGAAAATCTATTTGCAACAGGTATGGCATTTCAAGATAGTTTTTAGCGCCAATGCCTGCGCTTGCACTAACATCTACCAATCGATTGATCAGCGTGAGTCCAGTGGGTTCAAATAGTGAAAAAGCAATATCAACTGCATTGGTTGATTTTTTACCATTGTTTAATCCCACAATAGTTGTCATCTTAAAGTCGTTGAAATAAAAGTCTTCGTAAAATAAAGGTTGTCGCTCAAAACCAGATCCTGCGCCGCCTCTGCGACCAGCACTAACAATCAGGGTTGATGTTGGTACCCACCCTGAATCATTGTCCACTAATCTATTGTAGTCTGAGTCAGACAATGCATGCAAAGCCAATTGATATGTGTAACTTGCAAAATCGTGTAAGGGATTGTCAACCAATCGATATTTTTTAGCAGTGGTATCACCAGTAGTGGTACCGTCGTTTTGTGCTTGCAGTTGAGCAGTTTCAGCAGACGATTCGTCTGAGTTTAGATCACTGGCTTCGTTGTCTGGATCTTCTTGGCCCGGGCTATCCCAGTCTGTGTCTGATTCGTTGCCGTCTTGGCCACCATCTTCTTCATCGTCAATGTTTGATGTTTCGTCATCATCCAAATCTTCAGGGTCTGTATTATCGTCGTCCTCAGCAACGTCTTCATCAGCATCTGCTGTGTCGGACTGTGCTTCTTCTTTGGCGGCTGTGTCTTCAGCCGACGGATTGTCTTTGAGTTGTTTTTCTAGTCCAGCAAAGTTAGAATCAAAATTTGCTTGTATACTTTGTATGGCGGCTGCAACGGCAGTGGCATTGGCGTCAGCACGGGCGGCTCCACCCTGCGCAAGTTTCAACTGATAGTCTAATGTTGTTTTTTGTCGAGGAGTAAGGTCTGTGGCTTGTAGTTGCTGTTGTATTTGATTTACGCTTGTCTGGAATTCTTTTGCCAAGCCCAACTGATTTGTTTGTTCAACGTTTAGTTTTTTGACAATGTCGGCTGCGGTCAACAGGCTGGTATTGGCCGTGGCCAATAGTGTGCCATCAGGGCCGGTAACTTCAACTGTTTTGACAGTATCGCTGTTGTAGGCGTAAATTATGCTGGCGCCATTTGCCGAGTCTGTTTTGTTGACCGCTGCCATGTGTTAGACCCCCAGTGCTTCGGCTAGTGTTTCTTTTTTAGGAATTCTAATAGTTGCGCCTGGCACAAAATCAAAAACTGGATCTTTAAGAACATTGGGATTGCGCACAGCAAACACCCACCACAGTGATGTATCGTTGTACAAGTCATATGCCAATAAATCAGGCCGATACTTGTACACCCGGTCAATTATGTAAGTCACATCATCTGGACGTTTTGGTATTGCTCGGAATTTCATTATGTCCAAGAAAGGTCCAAATTTATCTGTTCCATAGTATGGACTGGTTTTGTTATAGTTTGCTGACATTAGATAAAGCCTCCGCGCTTGAGCATGGTACCACTAGAAAAATCATTAAGACTAAAGTCAGCAACTTGATTCCTACTATAGATTGGCTGTAGGGTAATAGCAATAGTACTCACTGTGGGCAATCTTGTGCTGGTAACATAGCTGGCTTTGCCTGGCTCTTGTCCTTCTAGTCCTGTTGGAATTTCCACATAGTCTACGTCTGCCGGCATGGTGTGTGCAAAACTTGTGATCACACAGTTAACTCCTGGAAAGTAGTGTGCTCCGTACCCGTCTAGTGTGACCATTGGTGGAGGTGTACCTGCTACTGGATTCATATCTCGACCAAAGAACATTTTTGTAGCAGATCTAAAAAAGTAAATGGCCGCCAACAGGTAACGTCCTTCCCACTCTGTTTGCACAGTGAATTCGCCAGAAATACTAATTGCTTGAACTTCTGATCCCTCGTAGAAGAATGCGGAATAATTACTATGTGTGAGTTTAGTTTCGCCGTAACGAGCATTATGTGTTACTGTGATGTTTGGCGTGTATGGAAATATAACGCCGTCTGTTGTGACCAACGGACTCATGATTGAGTTTTCACCGTTACGCCAAAACAATGTTCTTGCACCAGAAGGTAAACTAATGGCCACTCTCCAGTCTTCAGACAAGCTAACTTGTCCGTTTGATATACCTAATCCTAGGTTTGTTCCGCCGCCACCTGACGCAAATCCTGCTTTTGTTGCTGCCGGATCTCGGGTGGCGTCGCTGTTTGCTCCACCAGATAGCAACCCAGCAATGGCCATTCGCGCTTTGCTAGGATCTAATAGGTCAGCACCTTTTTTAAGTAGACTACCTGCTTTTTCTTTGAAGTCAGCCCAGCTCGGAGGTGGCGGACGTGGTCCTGCAGGCCCGTCATTTGGTATGTCCGACCCTGTTTGTACAATTGATCCATCACCGGATCGAACAGGATTACCCTGTCCATCTAATAGCGCCATGTTTAAGATTCCTCTTGCTCTTTTAGTATTTATTCGCTACAATAAGTGGTAATTTATAGGATACCCAATGAAACACAACTACCTTAATAACAAAGACATCCTGAAGGAGATACACAAAAGCAAATCAACCTACTGTTGGTTTACTACTCCCGCAGATGCAGATTTTGACATGATCTTGCCTGACATCAAGCAGATTAACAAAAAGAACACGTTACAGGCCCGCAAAGACCGTGCAGTACGTCTTGCCAAAGCCGCACTAGATGTTGCAACAGCAGATGGTACCAAACACAAGCTGGACGAATTTGAAGTAAAGCTCAAGGACGTGGCTGATACAGATGTTGTGTTTCGTGTGATGACATGGGAACATGTTCCTATCGACGAAGTTAAAACTAAAAAACAGCAGGATGCGCAGGACTTGCTAGATGAAGCAGAAGATGCTGACACTGAGTACGATGAACCTGTTGTACGTGTGCCGCTTGCCGCAAAGTATGTGAAAGTAAACTTTCCTCCATTCAAGCACTACAAGCTAAACGAAGAAGGCGAACTTGTGTGTGCAGGCATCAGTCACTGGAAAGGCGATCCAGACACAGGTGCATATTGTCGTGACCACGGTGCAATGACCAAAAAGTTGGCACTGATGTTTATGAAACTGTGTGAACGTTATGCCACAAGATCAAACTGGAGAGGATACACCTACAATGACGAAATGCGAAGCCAAGCCTTGTTACAACTCAGCCAAATTGGATTGCAATTTGACGAGTCAAAATCGCAGAATCCTTTTGCGTATTATACTGCCGCTATCACTAACAGCTTTACTCGTGTGCTAAACATCGAAAAGCGCAATCAAAACTTACGTGATGACATTTTGCAAATGAACAACCTAAACCCAAGTTACACACGCCAGGCACAAGGTAGTGGTGGCGGTGGTGGCAGTTACGAAGAATAGGCTATCAAGACTCTTGCGTTTGCCGGACTGTTCGTCTATAATGGAGTACTATGACAAATCTTTTTAAGAAGGCTGCGGTCTTCACTGACATTCATTTTGGCTTGAAGTCAAACAGCACAACTCACAACGAGGACTGTTTGGCTTTTGTAAAGTGGGCCACAGACAAGGCCAAAGAAGCCGGTTGTGAAACTTGTATTATGATGGGCGACTGGCACAACAATCGAGCTGCCATTAATATTTTGACCTTGAACTATTCTGTTCGAGCACTGGAGCACATGAGTGAGAATTTTGATATTGTATATTTTATTCCTGGCAATCATGATTTGTATTACCGTGACAAGCGTGATATTCAATCCGCTTCTTGGGCAAAGCATATTCCCAATGTACAGATAGTAAACGACTGGTTCAGTCAAGGCGATGTAACTATTGCACCTTGGCTGGTAGGCGATGATCACAAAAAACTGTTAAAGAAAAAAGGCAAGTACTGCTTTGGGCATTTTGAATTGCCCGGTTACTACATGAATGCCATGGTGCAGATGCCGGACACAGGCGAAGCTAGACGTGAAGACTTTGTGGGCTTTGAGCATGTGTTTTCTGGGCATTTCCACAAGCGCCAATCAGCCAACAACATTACCTATATTGGCAATGCATTTCCGCACAACTACGCAGATGACGGAGATGAAGAGCGTGGCATGATGATCTTGGAATGGGGCAAAGAGCCCGAATATCATGCTTGGCCAGATCAACCCACATATCGTGTGCTGAGTTTATCAAGCATTGTGGATCATGCAGACAAGATACTCAAACCCAAAATGCATGCTCGCATCAACATTGACATTGATCTCAGCTATGAAGAAGCCAACTTTATTCGTGAAACATTCCTGGACACCTACAAACTGCGTGAACTGAGCCTGTTGCCCAAGAAAGAAGTTATTGTGGGTGATGTGCAAACTGGCGAAATCAAATTTGAAAGCATTGACACTATTGTGCAAAATCAAATCAATGCAATATCTAGCGAACACTACGACCGTAATCTCTTGCTAGACATCTATAGGAACTGTTAATGAGTTTTGTAATCAAAGACCTTACGGTCAAAAACTTCATGAGCGTGGGCAATTCCACGCAGGCAATCAAGTTCAATCGCAATGACCTTACACTGGTACTGGGACAAAACTTGGACTTGGGCGGGGATGACACAGGCGCACGTAATGGCACTGGCAAGACCACAATCATCAATGCCCTGAGTTTTGCACTGTACGGGCAAGCACTGACCAACATCCGTAAAGAAAACTTGATCAACAAAACCAACGGCAAGGCCATGTTGGTCACTATTGAGTTTGAAACCAATGGTGTGAGCTACAAGATTGAACGTGGCCGCAAACCCAACATTGTGAAGTTTTACATTGGCGGAGAAGAACAAGAAGTAACAGACGAAAGTCAAGGCGACAGTCGTGAAACCCAAGCCGCCATTGAACGCATGCTGGGTATGAGTCATGACATGTTTCGAAACATTGTTGCCCTCAATACCCACACAGAACCATTCCTTAGTTTGAAAGCCGCAGAACAACGCACAATGATTGAGCAGTTGCTGGGTGTGACACAACTGAGTGAAAAAGCAGAAAATCTCAAAGAACAGCTCAAAGCCAGCAAGGACGGAATTGTCAAAGAAGAATTCCGTATCAAAGCAGTACAGGATGCCAATGAGCGACTGAAAGAACAAGTGTCTAATCTCATACGCAGACAAGGCATGTGGCAAAAGAAAAAAGACGAAGATCTGGGCAAGCTACAATCAGCCTACGACGAACTGGCCAAGATTGATATTGAAGCAGAACTACTGATGCATCAGGATCTAACACGGCATTCACAACTGCTTAAAGATCGTGCTGACATACAAAAACTTGTTGCTCGTTGTGAGCTAGACGAAGCAAAAGAAACCAAGGTAGTAGACAAGCTCAAGGCAGAAATTGCACAGTTAGAAGATCACAAGTGCTATGCTTGTGGACAAGAAATGCATGACGAAAAGCACGAGCAGGTGCTGGCAGACAAACGCAAGAGTCTGCAAGAGGCTGCACTGCAAGCCTTGGCAACAAACGGTCAATGGATTGAGCTCACAGGCGCACTAAAAGAACTAGGCGAGCCTGGCCCTGCACCACGTACCTACTACGACAAAGAGTCCGATGCATTTGAGCATCGTGCAAGTTTGGGCAATATCCTGAGTCAGTTGGTGGCCAAGGATGCAGAAGCTGATCCATATGTGGAACAAATTGCAGAAATGAAAACACAAGCAGAAGAAGATATTGACTATGATGAAATGAACAGACTGGTTAGTCTGCGTGACCATCAAGACTTCTTGCTTAAATTGCTGACATCCAAAGATTCGTTTGTGCGCAAACGCATCATTGATCAGAACTTGGCCTACTTAAACCAACGACTAAGCTACTATCTTGACAAGATTGGCCTGCCGCACACTGTGATTTTTCAAAACGATCTTACGGTAAATATCAGTGAGCTGGGTCGAGAACTAGATTTTGACAATCTAAGTCGTGGCGAACGTAACAGACTTATTCTAAGTCTAAGTTGGTCATTCCGCGATGTGTGGGAAAGTTTATACCAGCCCATCAACCTGTTGTTTATTGACGAAGTGATTGATTCGGGTATGGACTCCAGTGGTGTTGAATCAGCACTGGGTATTCTTAAAAAGATGAGTCGAGAACGTAACAAGAGTATTTGGCTTGTGAGTCACAAGGACGAACTGAGCAGTCGTGTAAACAACATACTGACCGTGGTAAAAGAAAATGGATTCACTTCCTACAACACCGATGTTGACGCAGTTTAACTATGACAACATCCGAGTACTACACATCGAGCCCACTACCACTTGCAATGCGGCTTGCCCTCAGTGTGCCCGAATGAATCCTGAGCAGTATGTTCATGAACAGCATGCTAGTGAACTACGACTCAATCAAGTACAACAACTAGTGCCAGATCAGCTGATACGTCAGCTGGACAAGATGTTCATGTGCGGTAACTTTGGCGACCCAGCGGCAGCAAAAGACACACTACAGATATATCAATACTTTCGTGCAGTCAACTCCAAGATTGTGCTAGGCATGAATACCAATGGCGGCCTGCGTACCAAGTACTGGTGGCAAGAGCTGGCCAACAACATGAAGAACGAACTGGACTATGTGGTGTTCAGCATTGACGGACTAGAAGACACCAATCACATCTACCGTGCTGGCGTACAATGGGACATACTGATGGCCAATGCAGAAGCATACATTGCCTCAGGTGGTACTGCACACTGGGACATGCTGGTGTACGAACACAATCAACATCAAGTTGATGCTTGCCGTGAACTGGCACGTGACATGGGCTTCACACGTTTTCGCACCAAGGTAAGCTCGCGATTCCAGGAACGTCCTGTGGAATGGTTGCGTCCTCCAACTGGGCATACTGCACCGGCCGCAGGCACCACTGTCAGTTGCCATGCATTAAAAGAACAAAGCATTTATATCACAGCAACAGGAGCAGTGCTACCATGTTGCTTTTTTGGCAGTGACATTTTTAGTAAACAACTGCCGTGGGACAATCCTGTACTACGAGAACAAGTGGAATCATTCAACAGTATTATCACCGAACCAGATGCTGTGTGTAAACGACACTGCTCTGTTGGTCAAGACAAAACTGCATTTCAAGAACAATGGAAGTCTGAGGAGGCTTTGTGTTAGCAACATGGCACTGGCACATTGAGATATCAAGCAAGTGTACTCTACGCTGTCCTAGATGCAGTAGACAAGAAGTACCAGATGGGCTGGTCAACACAGAACTGGACCTGGCATTCTTTCAACGAAACTTTACTCCTGATTTTATAAGAGAAAACGTGCGTAAGATTACATTTTGCGGAGACGATGGTGATCCAATATATGCACATGAGCTGGTGTCAGTAATTGAATACGTCAAGAGTATTTACCCTGTGCAAATTGTTATTGTGACCAACGGCAGCTATCGCAATGCACTGTGGTGGCAGGGTCTAGGACGGTTCCTAGGGGCACAAGATCAAGTGCATTTCAGCATTGACGGCTATGATAATGCCAGTAATAACATCTACAGGGTCAATAGTGATTGGGAGAGCATCATGCGCGGTATACGTGCATTGAGAAGCACAAGTCCCGTAAACATTACCTGGGCCGCTATTGCATTTGAATTCAATCAAGATCATGTTGATGTCATGCGTGAGCAAGCACGTGAATTAGAAATGGATCAATTCCAGCTTACTCGCAGTACCAAATTTGCCAAAGTATATCCAATATACGGTCCTAGCGATGCGCTACAGCCTAGAGATCAACTCATCAGCTCTAGCATGCGATTTGAAAGAGATATAGATAATCTAAGCGGACGAGTGCTTAGAGACACCCCATTTGCAAAACAGCACTATGCACAAGCGCAACAAAACTACACCGGAGACATCCTACCACTGTGTGCAGTGGGCAACAAAGGATTGTTTATCAACAGTCAAGGCGACTTCTTTCCGTGTTGTTGGGTAGCCAACCGCTATGGACACAACACAGAGTGGCTAGATAGAGGTCGTGCATACAACCTTAAACATAGTACACTAGAGAGTGTGCTAGCTGATAACTTTTGGAAAAACGAATTCCAACAGTTCAAGTGGCTGGAGTGTACAACCAAATGCAATCAAAAATTTGTGGATGAAAACTATGCGACCTCGTGGTGACAAAATAACTTTTGAATTCAAGTTTAATCCACAGCCAGGAGTAACATGGCCCAGGATTTTTATTCTCGTGAACAACTATCAAATTAATACATTTGAAATTAATAGCAAAGACACCAGTGCTAGTGTTACTGTGGACTTTGCCCAAGTCCCCAACAACATCAGTATTGGTTACTTTAACAAATACGAATCAGAAACTGTGCTAGAAGACGGAAAGATTGTGCGTGATCAAAGTTTGGAATTACTCAGCGTACACGCTGATGATATTCTACTGGAGTCTTGGTTCTGGACTGATCACTACTACTATCCCAGTTACTTTCAAGGATACCTTAGGAGCAATCCTGATGCGCCTAAAGAACAACGTAGTCAGCTGGTATGGCACTTTCCTGGCAGGTACATGATCATGAACTTGCCCAACAGTCAAGACTTTTGGTCGTGGTATCAAGAACAACGCACTCAGCGTGTGCTCAGTACCTTGGTTGACCCCACAGGACAGATACGAGATAACCATCGCAGTATCAGCGACGAAGATTTACAATTAATTAAAGAAATAAAACAAACTCTTGATGTATAAACGTGTGGCCATTGTAACTTTCCCAAGCCAAGAGCTTGAACGACCACCTGCCGCACCTGCTGTGCTAGGCGGACTATGTCGTCACATGGGTATTGATTACACGGTGTTTGATATCAATCTACAACTGGCAAAGAAGCTGACAGCAGAAGAATTTGCAGAAGCCAGTGACTACTGGCGCACAGCACATGACAGGCTGTTGCCACAGCGAGTGTTTGAAGAGTTTGACATCACTATAGACAACATCATTGCCAGCGGCTATGACTGTGTGGCAGTGAGTGTGTTTTCAAAGTTTAGTACTCGTGCGGCTAGATTGTTCTGTGAACGTTTCCGACCAATGAGTCAAGTGATGTTGGTAGCGGGTGGGCAAGGACTCACTACTCCGTACGGCACCAAACGCTTTGGCGACTGGTTGCGTGAACAGAGTCTAGTGGATCATGTGGGCTGGGGTGATGGCGAGATCATGTGGCAGCAATGGATGCAAGGCAACTTTGATGTAGACGGAACAGATGATCGGCCTACTGTGCAAATTGATGACATTGAATCTTTGCCTCCTGCAGACTTCAGCAAGCTAGATCCGTGGAAATACTTTTACAATCAAACAGCAGGCATTTACTTGACTGCTTCTCGAGGCTGTGTGCGCCGTTGTACATTTTGTGATGTGCCACATCGCTGGCCCAAGTACAAATATCGTACAGGTGAGAGCATGGCCAATGAAATGTTACAGCACTGGAAAGAAACAAAAGTACAACTGTTTCAGTTTACCGACAGCGTTATCAACGGTAACCTCAAAGAGTTTTATTCTCTTAATATAAACATTGCTAGACTGTCACAAGAAAATCCAGAGTTCAAGCCCACATGGCTGAGCCAATTTAACATACGCAAGGCCAAAGACATGCCAGAAACAATGTACGCTGCCATGGCAGCAGGTGGCAGTCGTATGTTGATCACTGGAGTTGAACATGCCAGCTGGGCTGTAAGACAGCACATGGGCAAAGAGTTTGACAACGATGATTTAGATCATCACATTCGCATGTGTGCTCGCTACGGCATACAAAACGTATTTTTAATGTTCATAGGCTACCCAACAGAAACAATGTCTGATCATAAAGAACAGCTACAATTCTTGAAACGCTATCAAAAGTACATGCAAGCAGGTACCATAGCACTCATACGCTGGGGATACACAGGCAGTATAGATCGCGGCAGTAGACTGGAACTCAGCAATCTAGGACTTGAGCTGGTGCCTGAATGGCCTGATTTGAACTTGAGCCATTTGGAAGACCAAGATCAAGACTGGGTGTATGGACGCAACTGGATCAACCTAAATAACCCAACATTAACACTAAAAGAACGCTTGCGGCGCCGTTTAGAGGTGCATGAGCTTAGTGCTAGACTAAACTATCCCATCACCAAAGGCACAGAAGAACTCAAGATATTGAAGATCATTGCGGAGCAGATTATAGGCCAAGACCGCACTAAACCTCTAGTAAAACTGGCACAAATTGACACAGAACACTGATATTTTAACCCCACTGACGCACGAGATAATTATGTTTACGTATTATGACATGGACTTTTCAAGGCAAAACAGTAGAGGAACTGCCCGATGACTGCATTGGGTTTGTCTACATGATCACTAATACTATCTCTGGCCGCAAGTACATAGGTAAAAAACTAGCAAAATTTTCTAAGACCACACTTAAAACAGTAAAGCTAAAAAACGGCACCAAAAAGAAAAAGAAAATCCGCTCCAAGATCGACAGTGATTGGCGCACCTATTATGGCTCAAGCCCGGAACTAACAAAAGATGTTGTTGCTCTGGGCACAGAAAACTTCACCAGAGAAATCCTCTTTATTTGTAAATCCAAAGCAGAATGCTCATACATCGAAGCCCGAGAACAATTCACACGCAAAGTGCTAGAATCAACAGACTACTATAACGGACACATTCAAGTTCGTGTACATGGCTCACACATAATCAACAAACTCTGACACTCAGTCTAGCAAGTTAACAGTATTGGCTCGCACCGGCCTAACTCGGGTGTCCTAAACCTGGATCTCGGATCACAGGGACGGAATTCTCTGCGCTGTACAGAGTACTCAATCACTACCCGAAAGGATGTTGACTGGTTAAATGCCCCAGTTTGATTGTTTGAACAAAATGTTAAGGCTGAAAAGACGTGCAAGCGATTGCACACGTTTAGTGTATGTGTTAGCGTATGTATACTAAATCGCCGTTGTTATAAAGACGCAACTCGAGGTACCGGACAACCGCCTCTGTAATTGTTGTAACGCT